GAATTAGGTTATAATGGTATTTTTAATGATATCGATCCTAACCTATTAAAACAAATGGAGTGGTTTGGACATTTAACAAGTGGAAAAACACATCAAGATTTCTTCGCAGGACGCGTGACTAGTTATTCAAAGTCAAACGCAGATTGGTCAGACCTTTAAAATTAAATTATAAGATGAGTATACAAGTAGACACCAGTACCTGGGTTAAAGGTAAAGATTTTCCTTCTTGGATGGATGAGATAGCATTAAGTATGATTTCTAAAGGATATTTAATGCCTGATGAAGATGTATTTGGAGCATTTAAAAGAGTAAGTAAGGCAGCATCACGTAGATTAAGACGTAAAGACTTACAACCAATATTCTATGAAGCAATAGTAAAAAACTGGCTATGTTTAGCATCCCCAGTATTATCAAATTTAGGTACTGAACGTGGAATGCCTATTTCATGTTTTGGTATTGATGTTGGTGATTCTATTGAAGGTATTGCTGATGCAAACTCAGAATTAATGAGATTATCATCTCAAGGTGGTGGTGTTGGTATTGGAGTATCTCGTATTAGAGGTAGAGGTAAATCTATTAGAGATAATGGTGTGTCTGAAGGTGTAGTGCCTTGGTGTAAAATTTATGACTCAACTATTCTTGCTACAAACCAAGGATCAGTTAGAAGAGGTGCAGCAAGTGTTAACCTAAGTATCAACCACCCAGATATTGAAGAATTCTTACAAATTCGCAGACCAAAAGGTGATGTTAATCGTCAATGTTTAAACTTACACCAGTGTGTTGTTATCGATGATACATTTATGGATAAGTTAGAAAATAAGGATGAACGTTCTATGCGTTTGTGGGGTGATATACTAAAAACACGTCTTGAAACTGGTGAACCTTATATCATGTTTGAAGATAATGTTAACAATGCAAACCCAGAAGGATATAAGAAGTTAAATCTTCATGTATCAATGACAAATATTTGCAGTGAGATTTCACTATACACAGACGAATTACATTCATTTATTTGTTGTTTATCATCATTAAACTTAACACGTTGGGATGAATGGAAAGACTACAAATTTGAAAATGGTATGACATTACCAGAAGTAGTATGTTGGTTCTTAGAAGGTGTATTACAAGAATTTATTGATAGAGCTAAGAACATTAAATTTATGGAAAACACAGTTCGCTCCGCTACTAAAGGTAGAGCAATTGGAATTGGTGTTTTAGGATGGCATACATTACTACAATCAAAAGGAATACCATTTGCTAGTATCCAATCATCAGCTTTAACTAGAGTTATATCTGAATTCATCCAAACAGAAGCTTTAAAAGCATCGCGCGACCAAGCGGAACTATATGGAGAACCAGAATGGTGTAAAGGTACTGGATTAAGACATTCCCACCATTTAGCAATTGCACCAACGGTATCAAATGCTCATATCTCGGGAGGAGTATCACCATCGATTGAACCAATACCAGCGAATGTATATAACCTTAAAACAGCAAAAGGCGTATTCATTAAACGAAATAAAATTCTAGAAGAATTATTAGATAAAAAAGGATATAATATTGATAGTGTTTGGGATCAAATCCTAAAAGATCAAGGATCAGTAATTAATGTTCCTAGCTATATTTTAACTGATGAAGAAAAATCAGTATTCCTAACATTTAAAGAAATTAATCAATTAGAAATAGTAAAACAAAACGCTATTAGACAACAATATATTGATCAAGCAATTTCATTAAATTTATGTTTTGATCCGAATGACACTCCAAAATGGATATCTCAAGTACATAAAGAGGCACATAAAGCTGGTATTAAAACATTATACTACTTACGTACTGAATCAGTATTGAGAGGAGACAATTTACAACGTTTATCTGAATGTGTATCTTGTGAAGGATAATCAATTAAGAAACGGAGTTGATTACTATATAGAAGGTGAGCGCGTGATTTTCACTGCGCTCCCCCACATTAATAGAGGTAGCTGCTGTGGTGATCATTGCAGACATTGTCCCTATGAACCAAGAGATACTAAAGGAAGGGTGGTATTGTCAGAGCAGATACTTAAATTCACTCCAAATAAGAAAAAATGAACTTAATAGAATTACTAAATAAAGCAGAACAAATCCAAACTAAATTAACAGAAGACGATGTTGATGTTACTTTATTAACTAAAGAGTTAGAAGAAATTATGGACCAAGTTTATAGTATTATTGATGATGATAAAAACTGGGAGATAGTAAATCAAACAGAGTTAGACGAATTAAATAACGGAGAAATAGAAAATGAATAATAATATGAAACCAATTGAACAAGCCTTATACATTGTAGGACTATTAGCTCTAGCAGCTTTACTGTTTGGATTACCTTTACAATTTTTATGGAATCAACTAATACCAAGTATTTTTGGATTAAGACCTATTGGGTTTTGGGAAGCATGTGGGTTAAATCTAATGGCAGGGATCTTATTTAGATCAAATATTACAATAAAAAAAGATAAATAAAATGGCAAAGTTTCAATCAACAAAGTTGTTTGACGGTTTCAGTACAGTATTCCGTCAATGGAAAGCAGAAGGCACTCATTGTAGATTCCTTCATGGTTATGGTATTTCCTTCAGAGTATGGTTTGAAGGTGAATTAGATGAAAAGAATTGGGTATGGGATTTCGGAGGTATGAAACGTGCTAAAGGTAGTATTGATGGAAAAAATCCTAAAGAATGGATGGATTACATGTTTGATCATACTACAATCATAACGGGAGACGACCCAGCATTGGGTGGATTTAAAACAATGGGTGATCTTGGTATTATTCAACTTAGAATATTGCCAGCGGTTGGCGCAGAACAGTTTGCAAAATATATTTTTGAAAAATTAAATACATTTGTTCAAGAAGAAACTAGTGGTAGGGTTAGTGTTGTAAGAGTAGAATTCATGGAAAACAACAAAAATACTGCTATATATGAGTAAGAAACTAGATAAAAATCTAGAAAAAGCACGACGCAAAGCTCTTCGCAAAGAATATGAACAACAACCTCCTTATTATACTGAAGGGCATTGGGAGGAAGGTGTATTGGAAAATAATAGCTACTGGGATATTGATATACTAAATAAAGCTAATGCTAAAACAAATCAAGGTATTAAGTATTGGAAGGAAAGATACGCTAATGCCTCAGGGAATATGGGTAAGTGGTATTGTCAAATTAGAATTGATATATTAAAGAAAAAACTAAAACACTATGAAAATTAGTCATGAATTACCCTTAGCATTAATGCACTATGCATATAAATGGAATGATTATGATTACTGTTTGCCTCATTTAATTGATCAGTACGATCAATATAAAATATTCTTTCAAAAGTCACGTTTAGATAAACGTTTCATTATTATGGATAATGGTTTATTTGAGGGTGTGTTACATACAACAGAAGACTTATTAGAAAAGATTAATTTAGTTCGTCCTGATATATTCATTGTACCGGATGCTTGGAATGATTCGGCAGCAACAATTAGAAATGCTAAAAGTTGGATGATTAATTATAAACAACATTTACCTGAAGGAGTTAATTTAATGGCGGTATGTCAAGGAAAAGACATGGGTGAATTAATTACAACATACCAAATATTAGTTGATTTAGGTTATACCCATATTGCATTTAACCATTCAAGCATTGCATACCAATATGAATATGAGGGAGTGGATCATTTAAAAGCAGCAATGTATGGTAGGATGGAATTTATTAGACGTTTAGTTGCATCCAATGTTATTAGAAAGTCACATTACCATCACTTACTGGGATGTTCATTACCACAAGAGTTTATGTCATATAAAGATTGGACATTTATTAAATCAGTAGATACGTCTAATCCTATTTTAGTTGGAGCTGAAGGACAGAGATACACTGATGGTGGTTTAACATGGAAACCAAAGGAAAAATTAGAGCATTACTTTGAGAAAGACTTGAGTGGGCAGGTAGAAGATATTATATTCAACGTACAACAATTCAGAAAATTTATAAAATAAAAAAGTTATGATAACAATGATTTCACTTTATGATTATTTAGGCAAACCAGCAGGTTCTGCTTTGGGCAAACAAGTACATGACTTCTCTAAGATTGTAAACGCGAGACGTGGTACTAAGGTTGTTGCTCATTCCCCATTTAAGAATGGCATTATTATTACCTATGAAAAACCGTTTTTAGATCAGTTTTTCAAGATTAAAGCATTATTCAACAACGCTTAAACGGGAGTAAGCGTTTAATAAATAAATACGATCCCAAATAAATTCATTTAGAATGAAAAAAGCAGTTTTATCATTATCAGGTGGTATGGACAGTAGTTCATTATTGTTACACCTATTAGCTAGTGGCTATGAAGTAACAGCATTAGGTTTCGATTATGGTCAGAAACACAAAGTGGAATTAGAGCGTGCTACATCATTAGTAGAGTACATCAATTCTAATCCATTAAGAGTATTTCATCATGATCACGCTCCAAACGGGTTTGAAGAGTTCTATCCAAAAGTAAATTTTCAAATTATTAAACTAGATGGTTTATCACAATTACTAAACTCAGCTTTAGTAACAGGTGGATCTGATGTACCAGAAGGGCATTACGAACAGGACAACATGAAAGAAACAGTTGTACCTAATCGTAATAAAATATTTGCTTCGTTGATTCAAGCAGTAGCACTTTCACTTGCAACTAAGAATATTGGAGATGATTGTGCTGTAGGAGATTCAGTAGCAATCGCAATGGGTATTCATGCCGGTGATCATGCAATTTATCCTGATTGCAGACAAGAGTTCCGCGATGCTGATTTTGAAGCATTCAAAATTGGTAACTGGGATTCTGAATTAGTATACCATTACACTCCATATCTTGAGTTAAATAAATTTGATATTTTAGAGGATGGGCAAAGATCTTGTGGTATCTTGAATCTCGATTTTGATGAAGTATATAAGCGTACTAATACATCTTATAAACCAATCTTTATTAAAGCTTTACTTGATAGTGAAGGAGAAGTTATAGAATGGGGAGGGTGGTATTCTGATTACAAATCAGCTGCATCAGTAGAGCGTATTGAAGCATTCATTAGATTAGGACAACCTGATCCTGTAGCATATGCTGACGAAACAGGTCCTGTAACATGGGAAGTAGCTAAGGCTCATGTTGAAGAAGTATTAGCGCAACACAGTAAACAATAAATCAAATATAGTTATGAGTTATCAAACTAAAGTTCGTGCGAACTATTTAAACCGCACAGCAAAATTGTCATTCTTTACTCACCGTCAACGCACTGGTGATTTAACAAGATTAGCAGAAGAAACAGGCTATTCAGTTGGCCATTTATCAAACGTAACAAGTTTGAAGCGTAGAGTAAATAATGATATTGCAAACGCAATGTATAATTTGACTCGTCGTCGTGTTAAAAACACAGAATTAGCAACTGCTTAATTCTACTACCCCAACATCTCCCTTGTCTACGGATGGGGGAGATGTTTTTTATTTTAAAACTATGAAAATATTAGTAACTGGAGGAGCTGGATTTATTGGTTCAAATCTAATAGTAAAACTGCTTGAAGAAGGACACACAGTAGTATCTTTAGATAATTACGATAGTGGATCAGAAGATAACGAAATTGAGGGTTGCCACTATCATTCAGGTGATATTGAGCAAGTATCATTAATGGATAAAGATTTTAAAATAATCTACCATCTAGCAGCACTAAGCAGAATACAACCTTCATTTGAGAATCCATCAGAAACTTTTAGAGTAAACACAATAGGCACTCAAGCTGTTTGTGACTTTGCAAAACAGATAGGTGCTAAATTAATATATGCTGGGTCATCTTCTCGATGGCATAACCCACATAGATCTCCATATGCATGTTACAAATACATCGGAGAAGAAATTTGTAAAATGTATAAAGAGGTTTATGAATTAAATGTTGAAATAGTTAGATTTTATAACGTTTATGGTCCTAAAGAAATTACTGAAGGAGATTGGGCAGCAGTTATAGGTAGATGGAGAGGACAGATTAAGAAAAATCATCCAATCACAATTATTGGTGATGGTAAGCAAAAAAGAGATTTTACTCATGTGGATGATATAGTAGAAGGTCTTTATAAAATAGGTTTAACATATCATAAACAAAACGATGCTTGGGAATTAGGAACAGGTAAAAACTATTCTATAAACGAAGTAGCAGATATGTTTATCAAAAGATTTAATTGTGTAAAAGTACACATGTCAGATCAAAAAGGAAATTACAGAGAAACTTTACGTAAAAACGATTACGCATTGGAAAAACTAATATGGAAACCAAAAGATAGATTAGAACAATATATTAAATCATTATAACATGCATGAAATAATTCACGTATTAGGATTTTGTGGAGATAGACACCCAAATATTATGTTCATTATATTGGAATGGCATAATTTTAATTCTATATTTAATTATATAAAAACAATATTCAAATGAGTAAAATTGATCCAAATAAATTAATGATTAGTAGTGATTTCTACACTATACAAGGAGAAGGTATATCGTCAGGTGTTCCTTCATATTTCGTACGTTTTGGTATTTGCAACTTAACTTGTGGTATGTCTCGTGCATTCACAAACATGTTAGCTAAAGAACAAAAACTAGAAGATGGAGAGGTATTTGAAGGTGATTTAGTTAAGGAAGGTAAAGCTACCTGGACTTGCGATTCTACATCTCAGTGGTTATGGAGAGGTGTAGATAAAGATTTCCAATATCTAATTGATAGATGGAAAGAAGAAGGTGTATATGAGGATATCTTGAAAGGTGATGTTCATATCATTTGGACTGGTGGTGAACCTACAATTAAAGGACACCAAGTATCTATCGTTAATTTTCTTAAATACTTAACTGAAACTTTACCTGGATATCAACCATCAGACTTAGGAAGTTGGTTACCATGTTACAATGCTAATTTTAAGATATTTAATGAAATTGAAACTAATGGTACAATAGTAATTGATGAACCTTTATTTGAGGTATTAGACCAAATTAACTGCTCTCCAAAATTAGCTAACTCAGGTATGACTGAGAAACAACGTATTGTCCCTGCTGCTATTAAACGTATTATGGAACATGGTAACTATCAGTTTAAATTCGTTATAAGCACCGAAGATGATGTATTAGAATTATTCCGTGACTTTGTAGAACCATTTAATATACCGCTTAAAAACGTTGTTTGTATGCCTGGTTTAGATGATGCTGCTGAATTTGAAGAGCGTACTCGATTCTGTTTAGAAATGGCTAAGAAATATCGTTTCCGTGGTTTAACAAGATTGCATATTGCCGCTTGGGATAAAACAATAAATGTATAATATGGAAATGTTAATTATATTAGGATATGTTATAATAGCTACACTAGCTGTGTTTGGTACTATAGATATGATTAGACAAACAAATAAAATAAAATAATATGGAAAAAGATCATTGCATGCTTTGTAAGGTAGAAACCGCTTATGATAAAGATACTCATATTGATATGAGAATGGGTTATATTGAAGGATTTGGGCAATTGTGTCCTAGTTGTTATGATAAAGGTAGTGTTCATAAATCCATATTAGTACCCGAATATATTATTAATGGTACTCCAAATAATAATGAGTTAGGGGCAAAAGTAAGACAATTATATTGGGATGTCAAATCTCTTTAATTATATTAAAAATAAAAATAAAATATGAAATTATTAGAAAAATCAAATGGTAATCTAGCTCGCACACCAGAAGAAATTGAGCAAATGATTGCAAATGCTTCTGAAGCATATGCTCAGTTCCTTACAGCAGTTGGATTTGATTATAAGGCTGATCGCCAAACGGTAGATACACCTCGTCGTGTTGCTAAAGCATGGTTAAAAGATTTGATTGTAGGTTCTATTACTGATGAACCAAATATTACAGTATTCCCTAACGATGAAGGATATGATGGGTTAGTAATCCAATCAGGTATTCCTATTGTTAGTATGTGTGCTCATCACAATTTAGCATTTACAGGTTATGCTACAGTAGCATATGTTCCTGCTGAAAATGTTATTGGTTTAAGTAAATTAAATAGAATTGTAGAATGGTTTACTCGCAGACCACAAATGCAAGAATCATTAACAACACAAATTCATGATTACATTGCTGATAAAATGGAATGTGGGTCAGTAGCAGTTAGTATTGCTTGTAAACATACATGTTGCTCACATAGAGGTATTAAACATGGTTCTGTAATGACCACAAATAAATTTAGTGGTGTATTTATGGAAAAAGACAATTTAATTAGAGAAGAATTCTTACACGCAATCGAAGTAAATGGAGCAAAATTTTAAATTATAAATTATGAGTTTTATTATTGGGAAATCATGCGTTGACTGTATGGATACAGCTTGTGCTAACGCTTGTCCTGTTGATTGTATTCACGGACCTATAACTGTAGGAGGATCAGGAGCGGAAGTAGCAGCACAAGGCAAAGAAGCATTCCCAGGTGGACAATTATATATAGACCCAGACACTTGTATCAATTGTGGTGCTTGTGTTCCTGAATGTCCTGTTAGTGCAATCTATGAAGATGAAGACATTGCAATTAAAGCAGGTGATGAAATATCAGTACATAAAAATTATGAGTTCTTTGGTTTAAAATATGCATAATGGTAACGCAAAATACAAATAAAAAATTTATTACCTGGGAATACATTGATGCTGCTATAGATAATATAGCGGCTCAAGTATTATCCAGTGATCATCCAATCAAATATGTTTATGGTATGCCTCGAGGAGGATTAATTCCAACAGTAATATTATCTCATAAATTAAATATCCCTCTATTTACACCAGGGATGGTATTAAATTATACAACATTGGTAGTAGATGATATTTGTGATTCTGGTACAACAATGTACAATTATTGGAAATATAGCATTCCCTTCGCAACAATTCATACTAAATTAACAGCATCTGTTCAACCAACATTCCATTATGAAGTAGTGGAAGATGATTGGATCGTATATCCATGGGAGAGAGCAGATTCAGAAACAATTCAAGACTATGCAAAAAAAGGAAAGTAAAACAAACACACACTTTATTCTTAGTATGATTAAAAGTGTTATTAGATTAGGAGCTTGTGTCCTTTTAGGATATAATTTAATACCACAAGCCGCTTTCACATTAGCCTTAGCAGAAATGTTAGGCATTATTGAAGAATTATAAAATATAAATTATGTTAAACGCAGAACAAATTATTGAGCAAGGACTACTTAAGTTAGAAAACACTAAAGGTAAGCCTGCTCAAGTAGGTTACGATCTTAGTCTTAAATCAGTACAAAAAGTAGGAAATAAGATTGGGGGTGGAGTTTATAACCTATCAAAAGGTAGTAAAATAGGTAAAGTATTAAAAGATAAAACCGAATTAACTACATACACCCCTCTAAATACTATAAAATTAGATGGTGCTGAAGGATGGTTATTGTATGAAGGTATATATGATGTTACCTTTAATGAAGGTTGTAAAATCCCAAATAATAGAGTAGCATTCATCAAACAACGATCATCATTGTATCGTAACGGAGCAATTATTAATAGTCCCGTATTTGACCCAGGATTTGAAACTGAAAATATGGGTACTATATTATATGTTTATGAAACAATATTCATTGAACAGGATGCTCGCGTAGCACAAATTTATTTCCATAAATGTGACTCTGCCGAAGAATATAACGGGCAGTGGCAAGGCGATAAACAAAGAAGTTCATTATAAGTAATTGGGGATGTCAAAATCCCCACCTTACATTTAAGTTATGTATCAAGCAATTTATTACGATAGGTCTACCTATACATTTAACCTTAGAGATGATAAAACGGGGTGGAGTGAGTTTAAATACAGTCGCCCTCGATTTAAAATTGATCCTAATGGTGAATACCCTACATTAGATGGTAAACGAGCTAACGCTATAACCAAATATGATTGGAAGGATAATTCTCTATATGAATCTGACTTAGATGCTAGTACAGCTGTATTAATTGATAAGTATAGAGACAGTGATGATGCTCCTGAGTGGCAGAATATAGTTTATTTTGATATTGAGTGTGAGATTGCAGGTGCATTAACACCTGATCTTATTAAACGTGCTCCTACTAAAATAACATCTATTGCTGTTTATGATAATACTACTAAAAAGTATTACTGTTTAATCTTAGATGAGAAGAAGCAACTACAAACTATTAATGAAGATAATAGAGCTGTTATTCCATTCCTTCATGAGCATGATTTACTACATGCCTTCCTTAATTTATGGGAACAGCTAGATCCAACTATTATTACGGGTTGGAATAGTGAATACTTTGACGTTCCGTTCTTATATTATAGGATAGAAAATCAATTAGGTGCTGTTGAGGCTTCTCGTATGTCTCCACTACGTAAAATTAAATTTGGAACATACACACATGATTCTCCTGTAGAATTAGCAGGATTGAATCATTTAGATTATATGCTTCTGTTTAAAAAATATAATGCTAAACAAGAACCATCTTACAAATTAGGTGATATTGGAGAAAAATATGCTAAGTTATCTAAGATAGAATATGAAGGTAATCTTGATAGATTATTTGCTGAAGATATAAATAAGTTTATTGAATATAATATTCGTGACGTTGAAATTCTTATTGAATTAGAAAAACGATTTAAATTTATTGAATTAACTATTGCTATTTGTCATTTGTGCCATGTGCCTTATGAACAAATTTATTTATCAACGGCATTAAATGATGGCGCTATATTAACATACCTGAAACGTCAGGGTATAGTTTCACCAAATAAACCAACCACTACTCGCCCTGCATTATATGATATTAAGGAAGAATATGCTGGTGGATACCTAAAAGACCCAGTACCTGGACTTTATGAATGGGTTATTGACTTAGACTTTACGTCGTTATATCCGTCTATTATACGCTCGTTAAATATTGGTATTGAAACATATCTTGGCCGAATAGTTAATAATGATAAATACGATAATCAATGGACATTAGGTGATTTAAAACGAATGAATCCCGAACAATTAATTACTATTGAGCGATTAAAAGATGATAAGACAACTAATCAATCACAAGCTACAGTAGGCCAAATTGTTAAATTTATTGAGGATGGAGATATATTAATTGCAGCATCAGGTGCTATGTTTAGAACAGATCGCTCATCAGTTGTATGTGATGTATTAACTGATTGGTTTAATAAACGTGTTGAATATAAAAACCTGATGAAGAAAGCATATAAAGCAGGTGATGATGTTAAAGGTGAGTTCTATAATAGACGACAACACGCTTATAAAATTAAACTAAATGACCTTTATGGTTGTTATGCTATTAATGGTTGGCGTTATACTGATGGTCATAAACTTATATCTAAAGCAATTACATTAACTGGTCAGCGTGTAACACAAGAATCAATTAAGTTTATAAATAAGTGGATGAATAAAGAATTAGGCACTACAGATAAAGATTATGTAGTTACATCTGATACCGATTCATTATTTATTGAATGTAAGGATTTAGTATTACAACGTTATCCTGATACTAAAACTAAGGACGAATATATTAAAGCAGTATTAGAAATTGCTACAGAAATACAAAAAGAAGCAAATGATAATATTAATTTATTTACTAGAGAATATTTTAATGTTAAAGAACGTCCTCACTACTTCGAATTAAAACAAGAGGTAGTTATTGAAAGAGGTTATTTTGCAGGCAAGCGTCGTTATGCAATGTATATTGTAAATAAGGAAGGTGTTACTGTTGATGAAATGGTAATGATGGGTCTTGATCTAATGAAATCAAATATGACTCCAATGTATCGTAAATTTGGAGAGGAATTACTAAAACAAATCATGTTTGGTACTCCTAAATCGGATATTGATAAACGTATACTTGACTTTAAAAAATATGTTAAAGATATTCCTATTGCTGAATTAGCTAAACCTACAGGAGTAAAACAAGTATCGTCATATATTGATCGCAAACCGGGTATTGGTGAGATATTTAGTACATTGAGATTAAAATGCCCAATCAATACTAAAGCAGCAATATGGTACAATGATTTATTACGATTCAAGAAACTAGATAAACAATATCCATGTTTCACTGAAGGTGATAAAATGAAATATATCCAATTAAAGGACAACCCATACAGAATTGATGTAATTGGTTTCACAGGCAACGACCCAGAATTTATTAACCAATTTATTGATCAATATGCCGATAGAGAGGAAGGATTTGAAGCAACTTTGATGAATAAATTAGTAGGTATCTATGAGGATTTAGGTTGGGATTTTCCATCGATGCATGAAAATGCAAGTAAATTTTTTAAATTTGGTTAGTCCAAACACTAATCGTATATTCACGTTATGAAAATAGTTTACGGTATTATATATGGCCTATTAGGTCAAATAGGATCATTTATGCAGCTTCAAGGTGCAATGAAATTTGGATGGTATCAAAAATATCTTTGGTTAGTATTATTAGTGAGTATACCTTTAAGTTGGTTTTATATCAAATCAGTAGAATATTTTATAGCAGCATTCAATGGTCAATTATGGCCTAGCCGTTTAATTGGATTTGGCTTAGGTATAGTTGTATTTAGTATAATGAGTCATTACTTATTTAAAGAACCATTTACACCAAAAACAATAGTGTGTATAGGATTAGGATTAACAATTATAGCAATTCAAATACTTTGGAAATAATATGGAAAAACAATCATTCGTCTCGTTAATTGATAAGTACTACCTAAATGGGGTAGGTGAGAAAGTAAGGTGGAGTGTTAAAGATGGTATAGCTACTATCAAAACATTCTCTACTACTAAAGACATGGTAGGGGTAGTAACAGGTGCTGTTGAATTAGTCGATAGTGAGTTTGTTATATTTGACACAAGTAAGTTTCTAAAGCTTGTTGGTATATGTAACCAATTCCTTACTACGGATATACAATTTCAAGGCAACATCGCCACTAAACTATTAGTAGCCGACAATGAATACAACTTAGAGTATGCGCTTGCTAATTTAATGTTAGCACCACAAGTAAACTTTACAGTTGAGGAATTTGAAAGCGATTATTCATTTAGCATTACAAATGAATTTATTGGTAAGTGGATTAAAGCAAAAAAAGCATTAGGTAGTGAATTTTGTACTATTGGTTTAACAACTAAAGACACAGGTAATGTAATTAATTTTACTTTAGGTGAGCCCGAAGGTCACTCAAATAAGATTGATTTTGAGGAAGTGCCATTAGAATCAAAACATACTATTTATACATCGTTACAATTCAATGCTGAATATTTAAAATCAATATTTGATGCTAATTATGGAGCAGTAGGCACTATGTGGGTAAGTAATGAGGGTGCTATGAAATTGGATTTTGAAAGTGAAGATGGACAAAAATCTACTTATGTGATATTAGCAAAAATTTAAAAACATTATATTTATACTTGAGATACGACAGGTCTCAGTTATGAAATATTAAATTAATGTTTAACCGCTCACCTTAGGGGAGCACAAAATTTAAAAAAATGACACAATTACAACGTTGGGCAATGGACCCGTTCGACATCGTTTGGAAAAATTTCCTAGATGTAAATTCAACTTTCAATTCAATTGAAAATAAAATCAACTACCCAGTTGATATTTACGAAACAGAAAATGGTTTACGTTTCGAATTAGCAGTAGTAGGTCTCGATCAAGAAGACTTAAATATCCTAGTAGAAGGAGATACTCTTAGAATCACACACGACAAAAAAGTAGCAGAAGTAGAACGCAACTATATTCAAAGAGGTATAGCACGTCGTTCCTTTGACTTAGCTTACAAAGTAGCAATGAAATTTGACTTGGCTCAATTAACTGCTTCTATGGATAAAGGTTTGTTAATTATTGATATCCCTTCATCAGAAGAAAGAGCACCAAAGAAAATTTCAATTAATACTCCACTTGAAGTAAAATCAAGTAAGAAAAAATAAGTTTTGAAGCCTTAAAGGCCTGTCGTATCTTCACTTTAGTTATAAAATAAATAAAATAATGAAAATAAATGCGTTGCATAATCACGTTGTGATTAAACAAGATGAAAATCAAGAACAAAAGTATGGTAACATCGTTGTTGCCGACTTAGGTAAAGAAAAACCACTACAAGGTACAATTGTAGAAATTGGTCCTGGTAGATCAACAGAAACAGGGGCTTTTGTTCCAACAACACTTAAAGTGGGGGATGTAGTAGTATTTCCTTCATTTGGTGGTAATAAAATTACTGTTGATGATGTGGAATATATTATCATGAAGGAAACAGATTTGTTAATCACACTAGAAAAAGAATAATATGAGTAAAATAATCAGTTTCGATCGCGAAGCGAAAGAAAAACTACAGGAAGGTGTAGACAAAGTCTACAAAGCTGTAGCAACAACAATGGGTCCTTTCGGACGTAATGTGTTAATTGAGAAAGAATATGGTCAAGTATCGTCTACTAAAGATGGTGTTACTGTAGCTAAGTCAATTACATTAGAAGATCCAATTGAAAACATGGCTGCAACTGTTATTAAACAAGCAGCATCAAAAACAGTTGATCAAGCAGGTGATGGAACAACTACATCTACTGTATTAGCTCACTCGATTGCATCTCAAGCACTACAAGCTACAGCATATGCATCAACAAATGCTACTCAGGTAAAACGTGGTATTGAACAGGCTGTTAAGGAAGTAGTTGCTGAATTGAAAGCAATGTCTGTAGATATTACAGATGAAGCACAAATTAAACAAGTAGCTACATTATCAGCTAATGGTGATGAAGAAATTGGTAATATTGTAGCTACAGCTATTGATAAAGTAGGTAGAGATGGAGTAGTAACTGTAGAGAAATCTCGTACAGGTGAAACAACATTAGAAGTTGTTGAAGGTTTGCAATTTGATAGAGGTTATAAATCGCCTTATTTTGTAACTGATAACAATTCAATGCAAGTTACATTAAATGATCCTTATATTTTAATTTATGATAAACGTATTAGTGCAGTTAAGGATTTACTTCCATTGCTTGAACGTGTTTCTACTGAGAGTAAATCTCTTTTAATTATTGCTGAAGATATTGATGGTGAAGCGTTAGCTACATTAGTAATGAACAAAGCAAGAGGTGTATTGCAAGTATGTGCTGTTAAAGCTCCTGATTTTGGAGATCGTAGAACTGCAATTTTAGAAGATATTGCTACATTAACTGGTGGACAGGTAGTTTCATCTGAGAAAGGTATGACTTTAGCTAAACTAGATATTAGTTGGTTAGGTAAATCTAGAGTTGTTACTGTTGGTAAAGACACTACTACAATTGTTGATGGTAAAGGTAATATTGATAAAATTGAAGAGCGTATCTTGAATATCAAGGCTCAAATGGACAAACCAGATACTACACCTTATGAAATTGAAAAATATCAAGAGCGTTTAGGTAAAATGGTAGGTGGAGTTGCTATTATCAATGTTGGTGGTGGTAATGAAATTGAGATTGACGAGAAAAAAGATCGTATTGATGATGCTTTACAAGCAACTAAAGCAGCACTTGAAGAAGGTATTCTACCAGGAGCTGGTATGGCTTTAGTTAATGCTAAATTCTCTATTACTAATCGTGATAAAACCGATTTTGGTAAAGGTAAACAAATAGTATTCCAATCATGTAATACTCCACTTAAGCAAATTTTATCTAATGCTGGTGAATCATATAGTGAGTGGTATCTTAAATTACTAAAAGTTACAGATTCAAAATCTGTTCCTAATATTAATAATGGAGAAATGGTAGATGCATTTGAATCAGGTATTATTGATCCTACCAAGGTGGTACGTTGTGCCCTAGAAAACGCAGCATCCGCTGCTGTTACATTACTAATGACTGAATGTGTTATCCATGAAAAACCTAATGAAAAGAAGGCAGATGACATGGGTGGAATGTCAGGATTTGGTATGTAAATTCAATGTATGAAAAAGTTATATTTAGACGATATCCGCATCCCTCGAACAGAGGGATGGGTTATCGTTCGTAACTACGATGATTTCGTAGCGTGGATTAGATTAAATGGTGTTCCTGATGAAGTATCATTCGACCATGATTTGGGAGAAGATGTTGCTAAAGAAAAAGTAGAGACAGGAATGTCTAAACGTAAAGCAAGAGAGCAAAAGAAGGAAGCTAAAAGTGGTTATGACGCTGCAGTATTTTTAGGACGACATTGTCTATTAACCGATACTCCTTATCCAAAATGGAATTGCCATTCTGCAAATCCTGTTGGTAAGGCAAATATAGAAGCATACATTAATAATGTAATTAAACATCAAAATCAGTTATGAAACAACACACACTCTGGATAGAAAAATACAGATCACAAACATTAGAACAATATATTGGCAACGATGCTGTTAAAGATCGTATTGCTGGTTGTATTGCTAAGAACGATATACCCCATTTCATATTCGCTGGTAGCGCAGGCACAGGTAAGACTACCCTCGCGAAGTTAATCATAAAGAACATCCAGTGTGATTATCTTTATCTTAACGCCAGCGATGAGAATGGAATTGATACTATTAGAGATAAAGTAAAAGGATTTGCCTCAACAGCATCATTTCAACCATTAAAGGTTGTGATACTAGATGAGGCAGATTTCTTAACTCAACCTGCTCAAGCAGCATTACGTAATCTGATTGAGGAATATTCAGCATATACTCGTTTTATATTAACTTGTAATTATGTTGAACGTTTAATTGAACCACTTCAATCACGTTGTGAGTTACATATGTTAAAACCACCAACTAAAGGTGCTGTTGCAAAACACATTTGCATCAACATTTTAGATGTTGAAGGTATTACATATGAAATTGCTGATGTAGCTAAAGTTATCAATGAATTTTATCCTGATATTCGTTCTATAATTAAAGTATTACAATCTAATATTCAGGAAAATAAATTAGTTATTACTACTTTGGATGATAATTGGACTAAACAATTGGTTCAAATACTATCTAAACGCGAGAAAAACGCTTGGTATCAAGTACGCCAACTTGTAGCAGACGCTCAAGTAGACGACTTTCAAACCGCTTATCGCTATATGTTTGAGCATTTAGCCGAATTTAGTTATGGAAATGATGCTCAATTATCAGTTATATTAGATGATTTCATCTGGAGAGCAGGTGTAGTGCCAGATAAAGAAATAAATGCAATGGCTTGTATTGCTAAGATACTTGAAGCTACTAAGAAACAAGTATTGTAGTCCCCGACGGGGAATATATTCTTCATATATTTATTGATATGATAGGAATATATAAAATAACAAACCCAAACGGTAAAATTTACATTGGTCAAAGCATTAATGTAAATAGAAGATTAACGGCTCATAAAAACAGACATTCATCTAAGTGTATACTAGTATACAATTCGATTACTAAGTATGGTAAAGAAAACCATACATTTGAACTAATAGAAGAATGTGAGAAAGATATGTTAGATGAACGTGAATTATACTGGACTGAATATTATAATGCTTTGCACCCTAATGGGTTAGTATTAAAAGCTGGAGGTGAACCTGGAGGAACAGGAATTATGTCTGAAAAAACAAAACAAAAAATGAGTAAATCTCACATTGGAAAAAAGGATTCTGAAGAAACAAAACAAAAGAAAAGCCAATCTGCTAAAGGTAGAGTAAAAACAGCAGAATGGAGACAGAACATAAGTGATTCCCACCCAACAAAGAAACCAGTAGAGCAATATAATTTAGAAGGGGCAAAGATAAATGAGTATATTTCAATAAACGAAGCTGCAAGACAAACAGGTGTTAGAGTGGGGGATATAAGTGCTTGCTGTAATGGTAAACAAAAAACAGCATTTGGATTTGCTTGGAAATTTAAAAATATATAATATGAAAAAAGTATACGCAGTAACAGGAACGTTTCATGGTTCTATCATTTGGGCTCTAAATGAAGGAGGAGCAAGAAGAATGTTTCATAAAATGTATAATGGAGAAAGCATTACACATGTAAAAGATATTTCAAATCATAACTTATCAAACCTATAACCTATGAAACTATACACAGAAGAACAAGTAAAGAAAGCTATTAGTATTGCAGAATATGGAGATTATGAATGCGAACAAATTATTGATGAATTAACACCAATAGAGCTACCAAAGGACGAGGATATAGAAAAGAATATTGAAAAGCTATTCTATGGAGAAAAGAAATATTATTTTAAAGCAGGTATTGAATGGACGAAGCAACATATACTTAACCAAAATAAATAACCTATGAAAACAATTACTAATAAATTTGGTTTCAAAGCATCAGACTTATGGTGCATACTATTATATTGGGTTGCAGCATTGTTACCATTTATATTAGAAATATATTTTAAACATTAAATAAATAAATATGCAAACAGCAATTGACTGGTTAATGGACCAGTATAAAAAAGATGATGGTAAGTTCTTAACAGGTGTGTATGAGCAAGCTAAAGAAAAAGAAAAAGAGCAGATAATGGATTCTTATCTACAAGGTAGTTTTGATGATGGACCTAATATCACAAATTCAGAACAATACTACAACCAAACTTATAACCAAACAAACGTAGGTAATGATGGATTTGAATTTGATAATAGTTCAACAATTCCCCCACCCAAAACAAATAACCTATGAAACTATATACAGAAAAACAAGTAACTAAAATTAATTTACAATCAAAAGATTGGGGACACTATGATAATTCTATTTTTGCATTTGAAATATCAGATAATGAAAACATATATACAGAACAACAAATAAAAGAAACATTAAAATTAATGGGGCTTGATTTGTTAGTAAATGAATTTTTGAAAAAAGCTGAACCAATAGAATTTAACCAAAACAAATAAAAAACAAATATTATAATGGACCAACAACAAATGAATCTAAATATTACTTTAGATAAAACAACACCAGTAAAATGTGATGCTTGTGAAAATGAAACATTCCAAGAAGTAGTATTACTACGTAAAGCATCTCGATTCGTAACAGGAACACCACAAGATGCTCTTATTCCTATTCCAGCGTTCGCATGTACAAAATGTGGACACGTAAATGAAGACTTACTACCACCACAATTAAGAAACAATGAACCTACTGAAACTATTTAATAGACGCAAAATGGAATTAGAACAACTAAAACAAGAGAATGAAGGTCTTAAAGCACAAATAGTAGGGGTATCGTTTAACCTACAACAAGCAGACCAACAAGTAGTAGCATTGCAAAAAGAATTAGAAAGATATTCTAACCAAATAAAGAAGTTGGAAGCCGAAGTAAAACATCTTAATATGTTAGGACAAAATTCTAACTATAATAAAAACGATTCAAGAAACTACTAATGAATATATTCGACCATATTAAGAATATCACTACTAACAAGGGACCATACTTAGGTGATGAAGGATGGAATAACTGGATGATTAATCGTTATCTCAGTATGGACCCCGATTACTGTGAAGTAGTTAATATTGTTCAGAAGAATACTTGGCAAATGAAAGGTGAGTACCTATACAATCTGTATAAGGATCTTATACCTAAACAATACAAGTATCTAAAATATATTAAGGCTAAAAACAAGAAAGAATATAAGGTCGATCAAATAGAGGCTGTAGCTGCTTATTATGAGGTTAGTAAAAAGGAAGCTAAGGAATATATTGATATGCTATCTAAAGATGAATTAAAAAATATAACACAACAAATTAATGGACAATAAATTAGACTCAGTAGTTACATCTATTATAGAACAATTTACAAAACGTGCTCAATTTGGTAAGGCAAAATACGGTGTTGACCTTGATCGTACAGATTTAACATTACTAGAGTGGATTGAACATGCTAAACAAGAGCATATGGACGCCATCCTATATTTAGAAAAAATAAAACAAATAGCCGAGCTTAATGAGTGCCAAGAAAAAGTTATCTGAGATAGAGCTCAAAATAAAAAACTACCAGAAGCCTGAGATTAACCATGCATTTCAAAGAAGCGTGTCTTATTCTCAGTTTTCTATGTGGGCATCATGTCCTCATAAATGGTACCTTACTTATGTAGAGAACAAACAACCATACCAAGCTAGTATTCATACTGTATTCGGAACAGCATTTCACGAAACAATACAAGATTACATCACAGTAATGTATAATGAGAGTGGAGCAGCAGCTGATAGAATGGATTTAATAGCCCTATTCCAGACTAAATTCTCAGAAGTATATGCTAAAGAATATAAAGCAGCAGGTGCACATTTTACTAATGCTGAGGAAATGGGTGAGTTCTTCGAGGACGCAGTAGCAATACTAAATTTCATTAAGAAAAACCGTAATAAACTATTTACTATACGTAAAATGCGCTTACTAGGTATAGAGATACCTCTATTACTAAATGTAGCTAACAACGTATTTTTAAAAGGATTCATTGACTTCGTATTATACGATGAAGATCTAGATAAAATTTACATATATGATATCAAAACATCAACACGAGGATGGGGCGATAGAGAAAAGAAAGACGATAGTAAACTTGCTCAAATCTTACTATACAAGGAGTACTTTTCAAAACAATTTGGGACGGATGTTGAAAAAATCGAAGTTGAATACTTCATCGTTAAACGAAAAATCTGGGAACAATCTGAGTACCCTACCCCCAGAACTCAATCATTCAAACCCTCCAGTGGGAAAAATAAGCGTAAACAAGCCGTAGAAAACTTTCAATCATTTATTAAAGATTGCTTTGATGAAGGTGGAAAACCTCAATTAAAGTCGTACCTTAAAAATGTAGGTGAAAGCTCATGCAAATGGTGCCCTTATAAAGACTCACCAGAACTTTGCGATAAAATTGCATCTTCCTAATAATCGTATATATTTATATCAAAATATAATATTATGGGAAGCAAAATGCAATTAACAAGCGTGAAAGTTCCTGAAGATTTATTTGAGCAGTTTAAAATTGCATGCGTAAAGTACAAATTCAGCGTACAAAAATTAACAGAGCGCTGTATGTTCTTATACCTAACAAATGAAGAATTCAGAAAATCAGTTCACAATCAATTAGACACACAATTACCTCAAGAAACAGAGTAAAATTAAAACAACGTTATGAAAGAAGGTTATATTCCGCAGGCTCAACGTAAAAAAATCTTATTACTATGTGACGATATTCGAATGACAAGTGGTATTTCCACTATGGCACGCGAAATCGTCATTGGTACTGCTCACCACTACAACTGGGTGAACATTGGAGGTGCAATTACACATCCAGATAAAGGTAAAAGATTCGACTTAAACGAAGACACAAATAAAAATGCTGGTATTACAGATGCTAGTGTTTATCTTTACCCTACTGATGGATATGGTTCTCCAGAATTGATTAGACAAATGATGCAAATCGAAAAACCAGATGCTATTATGATCTTTACAGATCCTAGATATTGGATTTGGTTATTTCAAATGGAGCAAGAGATTAGGAAACAAATTCCACTAATATATCTTAATATTTGGGATGACTTACCTTATCCAATGTATAACAAATCATATTATGAATCATGTGATACATTACTTGCGATTAGCCAACAAACAGAAAACCTAAATCGTGCTGTATTAGGACCCGAATTATCAGCTGAGAAAGTAATTAAATACGTTCCTCACGGTATTAATGAGAAGTTCTTCTTCCCTATTAATGAATCACATCCTGAATACTTAGCATTACAAGAATTTAAAAAACAATTATATGGGGACAAAACTTACGATTTTAACTTACTATATAATGCGCGTAACATCCGTCGTAAATCTGTACCTGATCTAATGTTAGCTTGGAAAATATTCATTGACCAACTACCAGAAGATAAAGCTAAAAAGTGTGTACTTACAATGCATACACATATAGTAGATGATAATGGAACTGATTTGAATGCTGTTAAAGATATGTTATTTGGAAATGATCCAAAATACAACATCGTATATTCAACAGGTAAGTATCCATCTAATGTAATGAATTTACTTTATAACTCAGCAGATGGTGTAACATTAGTAAGCTCAAACGAAGGGTGGGGATTATCATTAACAGAAGGAATGATGTGTGGTAAACCAATCATCGCTACAGTAACAGGTGGAATGCAAGACCAAATGCGCTTTGAAAACGAAAATGGTGAGTGGATTAAATTTACTGAAGAATTCGGATCAAACCATAGAGGCAAATATAGAAAACATGGTAAGTGGGCTTACCCAGTATTCCCATCTAATTTATCATTAGTTGGATCAGTACCTACACCTTATATCTTTGATGATAGAGCTGAGCCATTTGATATTGCTACCTCTATTACAGAACTTTATGCTACTAAAATGTATGGCCCTGAAGAATATGAGGAACAATGTAAAGCAGCTCATGAGTGGGTTACTTCAGACGAATCAATGATGTCAGCTAGATTAATGTCTAAAAACGTTATTGATGGTATTGATGAAACATTCGCTAAATGGGAACCTAGATATGCATTTGAGCTAATTAAGGTAGAACCACTTAAACAACCTAAACACTTTGTAAAACACGTTATCGCAAAATAATATGAAACCACTATTCGCTATAAGTTGCCCTATTGATACCTTCTCTGGCTATGGAGCTAGAAGTAGAGACATCGTCTTATCCCTTATCAAATCAGGTAAATATGATGTTAAAGTATTATCTCAAAGATGGGGTAATACACCATTCGGATTCCTACAAGAAAATAATTCAGATCATAAATTGATGCTAGACTGCATCCAACAAACCCCTCAATTACCTCGTCAGCCAGATATTTGGGCTCAGATTACAGTACCAAACGAATTTCAACCAATGGGAAAATTTAATATCGGTATTACAGCTGGTATTGAAACTACACTATGTGCTGCTCCTTGGATTGAAGGAATGAATAGAATGAATTTAAACCTAGTATCTTCAGAACATGCTAAAAAAGTATTCCAAGATTCTAGATTTGAAAAGCGTAATTCACAAACACAACAGGTTGAGTCACTAGTTGAATTAAAGGCTCCTATCGAAGTATTATTTGAAGGTGCGGATTTAAGTAAATACAAAACTATTGATTTAGATCCTAATAGCCAAATACTAGAAATATTAAACGAAGTACCTGAAACGTTCTGCTACTTATTCGTAGGACATTGGATTAAAGGTGATTTCGGTGAAGACAGAAAAGACATTTCTGGATTGATTAAAACATTCCTTGAAACGTTTAGAAACCAAAAAGCAAGACCTGCTCTAGTAATTAAAACATCTAGTGCGACTTCATCTATAATGGATAGAGAAGACATCTTAGAAAAAATTAGAATCATCGAAGCAACAGTAGAAGGTGACTTACCTAGTATCTACCTACTACACGGCGATTTAACTGATGGAGAGGTAAATGACCTATATAACCACCCTAAAGTAAAAGCATTCGTGTCATTTACTAAAGGTGAAGGATATGGTCGCCCATTATTAGAAGCATCACTAACATCTAAACCAGTATTAGCTAGTAACTGGAGTGGTCATATTGATTTCCTTAGCGCTGATATGTCAGTACTATTACCAGGACAATTAAGACAAATCCACCCATCAGCAGTAGTACAAGATATGCTAATACCTGAATCTAGCTGGTTCACTGTAGATTATAAAGCAGCAGCTGATAAATTAAAAGACGTTTATAAAAACTATAAAAAATATACTGACGGAGCAAAGAGACAAGCGTATCGTTCACGTACTGAATTTAGTTTAGATAAAATGTCTGAGAAATTACTAGATATATTAGATACTAAAGTACCTGTAAAAGTAGAATTTAAACTACCACAACTAAAGAAAATTGAATTACCAAAACTTAAAAAAATATAGTAATGAAAGAACTACTTACAATATGTCCTAAATGTGGTGGTGATGCCTGTCACGAAGCATCAAACGAAAAACTTACTGTTTGGAGTTGCTTTGGATGTGGATTTACATCTAATTCTACCTTAACAGAAGATAAATTAGAAGAAGTAGAATCAGTAGTACCTCAACTATACAAAGATTTAAAATTCAAAGATGCAAATGGTTACTATTGGTATCCTAACACAGTAATCTTAGAAGACAAATCAATGGTATTTGCTGATGGTAAAACAACTGAAGATTGGAAATGGGCAGCTGTACAAGCTAAAGACAGTAAAGCAGATATGACCACAAAACAAGAATACGAACAACACGACTTTATGGAAGCTTTAGACTATATTGGCTTCTTCGAAAAACAAAAATAATGTTATGCCTTCAATCAGTTATGCAATCACAGCATGTAATGAGCATGTTGAATTAGATAGACTATTAAGTCAATTATTACCCTCTATTAGAGATGAAGATGAAATCATAGTACAGATGGATGCATCACCACATGATAAATACCATCTCCCTGAAGATAAAAAAAAGGTTCTAGGATATATTATGAACCTACAGGAGCAAGGACGTATTCGTGTTGTTCTTTGCCCATTAAATAATGACTTCGCTACATTTAAAAATAATCTTAAAAGTCTATGCACTAAAGACTATATCTTTCAAATTGATGCTGATGAATACCTATCAGAAGAATTACTAACATATCTTCCAGCTATATTAGAAGATAACAGTAACGTTGAAATGTTCTCAATACCACGTATCAATACAGTTGAAGGATTAACTGAACAACATATTAAACAATGGGGGTGGAGAGTAGATGATAAAGGATGGGTAAATTATCCTGATTATCAAAATCGTATACTTAAAAATAACCCTGAGATACAGTGGAAAAATAAAGTACACGAAGTATTAATCGGTGCTAGAACTATAACATCACTCCCTCCAGGATTCGATTTAATACATCCAAAAGATATTAAAAGACAAGAAAAACAAAATGCATTTTATGACCAAATTTAAAGTAGGCATTATCGGATTTGGATTTGTAGGTGAATCTCAAGCATTTGCCTTTGCACCCGTTGCTGATGTTAAAATATTTGATGTTGACAGAACAAAATCAACACACACAATAGAGGAAGTACTATCTCAGGACTTTATATTCGTATGTATTCCAACACCAATGAAAGAAAACGGTGAGCAGGATTTATCTTACATAGAAAACTTCTTTGGAGGTATCGGATTATATAATACAGAAGCTATATTCATTTTAAAATCTACAGTATTACCAGGTACTACAAAGCAATTAGAAGAAAAATTTAATTTTAATATTGTATTCTGTCCTGAATTTCTAACTGAAAAAACAGCTAAACTAGATATGCTAACACAATCTAGAATAGTGATTGGTGGTTCAAATCCTTTAAAAGTACATAAAGTAAAAGAATTATTTGAAGCTAGATTTGGAAATAAACACTATGTAGTTACAGACTCAACCTCAGCTGAACTTATTAAATACATGGCAAATAACTTCCTAACAGTTAAAATTGCTTTCATGAATGAATATTATAATTTAGTTGAAAAAATAGGAGGTGATTGGAATCAGATTGTAGAAGGATTCGCAGCTGATCCTCGTATCGGTAATTCACACACACAAGTTCCAGGTCATGATGGTAAGAGAGGCTTTGGAGGAACATGCTTCCCTAAAGACATTAATGCTGTAATTGAATTTAGTAAACAAAACGATGTAGAAATGCCTACATTAGAGGCAGCTTGGGAAACTAACTTGAAAGTTAGACCAGAACAAGACTGGAAACAATTAAAAGGCAGAGCCGTTAGTTAATATGAACTTAAGAGCAATAACAAATTACTTCTACCCTTATCGTATTTTAGATATTGGAGCTAATGTAGGTCAATTTCATAAAGAATGTAAAGCAACATTTAATGACAGCTATATATTCTCAATTGAAGCCTCAGCCGAATGTGAATCATCACTACAACAAATAACTGAAAATTATTATATTGGATTATTAGCTAAGGACAATACTGATTATACATTCTATAAAAGAAAAAATGATCCAACATCCACAGGTAATTCAATATATAAAGAATTAACCCATTTCTTCTCAGATGACCAATTAGACATAATTAAAACAACTGGTATTAAATTAGATGACTTGTTTGAAAGCGATTCAGAATTCGACTTAATTAAAATCGATACTCAAGGATCAGAGTTGGATATCATAGAAGGAGGTCTTAACTTATGTAATAAGGCTAAAGGTATATTGTTAGAAGTGTCATTAACTCAATATAACGAAAACGCTCCATTATATGATGAAGTAATTGATTATATGACTAGTCACGGTTTTATAAAAACAGAAATATTAGATGAAGCCCGTAACCACGGCTCATACCAACAAGATATATTATTTATAAATGAAAAACTTATTAATAGGGGCAATTAGTGGTAACTACAAAATTAGTGATGTTAAGGTTTGGGTAGAGTCTTCCAAATTTGAAGGCATTGAACGAGTCTTATTATTATATAATGATGTTAATGAAGAAACAGTTAGCTACTTAAAAAGCCAAGATGTCGAACTAATAAAACCAGACTATGGATTTTGGGGAGAACCTAGAACCGAGTTTGAAACTAATACTGGAAACGTTACATTAGAAAATTCATATGATTTAGTTCATAATATTAGATTCTTCCATATTTGGAATTATTTACTTGATATGGATTACGAAAAAGTATTCATTACTGATGTTAAAGACGTTTACTTCAATTCAAACCCATTCAATGGTTTAGAAGATAGAAAACTAACAGCTACAAGCGAAATAATAACATACAGACAACACCAGTGGAACAACCAACATTTGATTTCAACTTTAGGAGCTATAGGATACGATATTGTAAATGAACAAGTACTTAATGTTGGAGCGTTTGGTGGTGATATGGATTTAGTAAAGAAAATATGTGCTGACATTTATTTAATGGCTGTAGGTAAACCTAAAGTAGCTGATCAAACATCATTCAATTATTTAGTTTATACAAAGTATAAAGACGTAACTAATGTTACTACTGATGTAGCAGCTCACTTACACGTTGTTAATGAAGGATTAGTAGATATAGATTTAAAAGCATTATCAAATTATAAAATAGTACATCAATATGACCGAATCGACTGGCTTAAAAGACAAGTATTCGATAATTATTCCTTATAGAAATAGAGAAGCACATCTGGAATTATTACTTCCACGCTTGCAAGAGGTATTTAAAGATAAAGAATATGAAATTATAGTATCAGAACAAAACGATAACGATAGTTTTAATTTATCTAATACCCAAAATATAGGAGCTCAATACGCTACAGGTAATATCATCGTATTACACCAGGTAGACTACTACCCTACAGAAGATGTAAGCTATGATATTCAAGATCAACCTGTATTACCTGCTCGAAGAGGAATATTCGTTAGTAATGACCTTACTAAAAGAGACTACAATGATATTCCTACAGGCTATCGTAAGTGGGAAGATGAAATCGATTCTGAATTCTATGGTGGCGTAGTGATAATGAGAAAAGAACATTGGGATTGCATTGGTGGATTAAATCCACTATATAAAGGTTGGGGTAATGAAGATGAAGATTTAAGAGAGCGCTTAAGATTATATGGTTATATCCCTCATAGAAATGAAGTAGGAACATTCTTATGTCTGCACCATGAAGACAATGGTAACATAGCAGCTAAACCTAAAGAGGAACAAGAAGATTTTATTTTAGGTAGACAAATGTTAGCTAACTTTAAAACATACAAACATTTAGGATATAAAAGTGTAACTGCAGATATTGAAGAATTTGAAACTGATATTCCTAACGTAAGATGGATTAAAAATACAAACTACAAAATACATGAAAATATTAATTAAAGCAATAGGGTTTATAGGTGATAATCTATTTGCAACCTCAGTAGCAAAAAAATTAAAATACAAATATGATGGTCTTTGTGAAGTCGATTTACTATTATCAGTAATTCAGCCATTTGAATTAATATCAAATGATCCTCACATTGATAATGTTTATTTAGAGATGCCTGACAAACAATATGATGAGATATTTCAATTGTATCCTCTTAACAGACAATCAACACCATGCGAGCAATTTCAGATTCAATGTGGTGTAGAGAATCCATCTCCTGAATTTGAAATATATACAAACCCTACTATAGACAAATACATAGAACATTGCTTTAAAAATAAAGGAAATAGAAAATTAGTTGCTTGGTTATCTAATTGGGAAGAACGTTCATTCTTATTTACTGAAGAGGAATATAAACGTGGGATTGATGTTCCTAATTTAGGATATGGTGGTAAGCATAGAGATATTTCATATATTATAAATGAATTAGAGAAAAATAATGATATAATTTTAATTGAAGTAGGTAAACCAAATGGTACTAATCAATTAAATACAGATATATCTACTGTATCTGAATACAGTTTAACAGCATCTATACTTAAAAATTGTGACTATTTCATAGGTGCTGAAGGTGGATTAGCTAATTTAGCATCTGGTGTTGGTACTAAAACAATATTGACAGGTGATTTCGTTTGGCAACTATATGGACCGAATGGAGTAATTGAAAAATGTCAAGATCCAAAATTAGGTCCAACCCATTATTTTGAAGGACATATTAACTTAGACCCATATTTAACAGACGAACAATTAATTAAACAAATAAATAAAATAACATGCCAGAACTAAAAAAGTTTGGAGTTGCAAGTAAAGATTACCCAAATGCAGAATTAGCAAAAGGAGATACTTACACTCGTTTAGATGGAAGTTTCCCATCAACAAATTTAGCTTGTGAAGAAAATCCATATAAAGATGAATTAAAAACAGCTAAATATATTTTAGATTTTGGTTGCGGTGTAGGAAGAAATATTCCTTGGATAATGGAAAACACAACAGCAACTTATGTTGGTTTAGATCCAAACACAACAATGACTGATCACATTTGGGATATTAATGATACAAAATATAAGGATAGAACTATTATATGTAATAGCTTTGATGAAATACCAAGTGATATAGTATTTGATTATGTCGTATCTACATTTGTATTACAACATTTAGGATATCGATATAATGATCCTTCAATGAATATTACAGATATAACTCAAGCAATTCTTAAAAAAACAAAACCAGGAACCATATTCTTTCATATTGAACATGATTCTGAAGAAGAATGGATTGGTCGATGGAAAGAAGAAAGTAATATTGAATTAGATGTTTATATTAGAACTTATAAAGGACTACCTGAATTAGCTGATAGAGATCATACAGCACCTAATGGCGGTCATCATTTAATGATTTGGAAAAATAAACAATAATGCATTTAATTTATAGGATATCAGACACTGGCTATAATAAAGTAAAACCAGATTACATTAACAATGAAAATTGCTTTAATAATGCACTATTCACATTTAATAAAGCTAATTGGTGGGTTATAGCAGATAATGTAGGAGATACAACTAAAGAATTCTTAAATAGTAAATTAAAAACAGTAGAATATGTTAGTGTAGGCCACGGAGCTGGAACATTTAATTTAGCTTTAGATATGGCTTTGAAATTATCTGACGATGAAATAGTATACTTTCTAGAAAATGACTATCTACACAAACCAGAATCAGATAAAATATTAGAAGAAGGATTTGAATTAGGATCTGATTATGTAGCATTATATGACCATCCAGATAAATACATGGATGATGGAAATCCGTTTGTAGAAGGTGGAGGTGAAATAACTAAAGTATTCCTATCTAATAGCTGTCATTGGAAATTAACTAACTCAACCACAATGACATTTGCCGCTAAGGTAAAAACATTGAGGAGAGATGAAGCTATACTTAGAAAACACACTTTAGGTAAACACCCTAACGACTTTCAAATGTTCTTGGAACTACGAGATCAAGGTCGTACCTTAATAACACCACTACCAGGATACGCAACACACGGTGAAACTGCTTGGTTATCACCATTAACAAAATGGAACGAACATATATTATGATAAGTGTAATTATACCAACATACCGCAACCCAAAATGTCTAGACATTTGCTTGGAATCAGCATTACGAACTCAAGAACACCAAAACGAAATTATAGTTATTGTAGATGGCTATGCTGAGGAATCTGCTCACATTATAGAAAAATATGATGGTAAGGTTGGTTTTCTCCCCTTAGAACAAAATATGGGTATGCAATATGCTCTAAACACAGGAATATATAATGCTGAAAATGAATGGATATTAATCGTTAATGATGATAATGTATTTCCTCAAGGATGGGACACCATATTACTACAAGATAAACAAAAAAAATTAGTAATTACCCCTAACCAAATAGAACGTAAACCAAGTATGTTTGGATTTGTGGTTGGTGATTTTGGAGGAGTAGATGATTTTAGATTAGATGAATATTTAGAGCAGGAGCCAAATACAAGACAACAAACACTAACTAATAATGGAGAAATATTTCCGTTCTTCATGGAAAAGAAATGGTATATGGTTGTAGGTGGATTTGATATCTGGTATCCATCTCCATTCATATGTGATTGGGATTTCTTCTTAAAATTAGAGATGATTGGTTTAAACTTTGTAAGATCAAATAAATTAGCATTCTACCATTTTGGTAGTATGGCTACTAAAAACAGTAATGAAAAAGATAAATTTACACAAAGCGAAGGATTAGCATCTCAGATGTTTGAATATAAGTGGGGATTCGGACCTATTAGACACCAAAATAATTCTCACAAACCACAAAATGCAGAAATAAAAGGAGTTAAGTATGAGTAAAGTATTAATTACAGGAGTAGCAGGATTACTAGGAAGTAGACTAGCAGACTGGATTATTGAAACACAACCAGGAGTTGAAGTGGTAGGTATAGATGATCTATCTGGTGGGTATGAAGAAAATATTAATCCAAAAGTTGAATTTTGGAGAATGAATTTAGTAGAACATCCTATTGAAAACTGCTTCGAAGTACATAACTTCGATTATGTATTTCACTTTGCTGCTTACGCTGCTGAAGGACTATCTCCATTTATCAGACAATACAACTATGAAAATAATCTAGTAGCAACAGCTAGGGTTATAAATAACTGTATCAAGTATAACGTTAAACGTTTAGTATTCACATCAACATTAGCTGTCTACGGACACGGAAATTATGGGATATTCGATGAAACTCAAATACCAAAACCAATTGATCCATATGGCGTAGCAAAGTATGGTTGTGAAATGGATATTCAGATAGCTAATGAACAACATGGCTTAGACTATTGCATTATTAGACCTCATAATGTGTATGGTACTAAACAAAACATCTGGGATAAGTATCGCAATGTATTAGGTATCTGGATGTACCAACATATGAATGGCGAACCAATGACAATATTTGGAGATGGAACCCAAACACGAGCATTCAGCTATATCGATGATTCACTTAAATCGTTATGGAATGCTGCTGTATTGCCTCAAGCATCTAAACAAATAATTAATCTAGGCGGTATTGAAGAATATTCAATCAATCACGCCTGTGAAGTATTAAGAGATGTAGTTGGAGGTGGAGAGATAATCTATAAAGAAGCAAGACACGAAGTAAAACACTCTATCCCAACATACCAAAAATCAATTGACATTTTAGGATTTGAACATAAAACATCATTAAAAGACGGATTAAATGAAATGTGGAAGTGGGTCCAACAACAACCCACCCGTGATCGCTTCGTTTGGCCTAGTTATGAACTAGATAAAGGAATATATAGCTTTTGGAAAAGATAAAAATATAACTTATATTTATCAAAAAATACGTTTATGTCAAGAGAGCGCCGTTCCAAACTGGATCCGTTAAGTCGAGTTATAACATTGGGGTATATTGATGGCATAACAGTTAACGAGATCATACAGGATATATATGAGATTAATGCTGAGGACGCTAAAAAGCAAATAGTAGAACCGATAAAACTCATTATCAACTCACCTGGAGGAGAGATATATAATGGGATGGCTTTAATTGATGTAATTGATTCTTCGCAGACTCCAATCCACACAATATGTCATGGTCATGCAATGTCGATGGCATTAGTGGTATTTGCGTCGGGTCATGTTAGACAGGCTAGCAAATATGCTACATTCATGTACCACGAGGGTAATTATGAGGTTGAAGGTAAAGTAGCATTTCATAAACAAGAATTAGCTGAGTGTTTACGTATTGATAAGGCGTGTGATACTTACTTCATGTCTAAAACAAAATTCACAGATAAGATATTAAAACCACATAGGGATAGACAAGCTGAATGGTATTTCGATGTTAAAGTAGCACAGAGATATGGCTTAGTAGATGAGATCCTTGAATAACTTCACATATTTATATATAAACGCATATAATGGCAATCAGTCCTAAACTTAAAGTAGACGTAAATCACAACCCAACTAAAAAGGGTATTAAGGTACAATTCGTATTACCTCAAGCAATTGAAGGTGATGCTAAAGCAACTGCTACTCAGAAATTACAATCAAAGTTAAACGCAGGTTTATCTCAATACAACTTAACAGTATCTCAAGATACAGACGTTCCTTATTCAAATGTTATTGGATTCTTAATCCCAATCACGGATATTAAATTATTCATTAAGAACGCTATTAGTGGTGGTACTGGAGAAGCTGCTCCCGAAGCACCAGCAACAGAGGCTCCACCAGCGATATAGTTTATGATTAAAACTAAAAAAATGAGGAGAAAAGTACCTGTATTCAGAGTAAATTTGCCTCCAGATATTCCGTATACCCAACTTACGGAAGTACCTGAAATAAAGCAAGTGGTTATGGAAGAGGTAGTTTACGCTATCAAGGAAGGAATTACTAAAAATAGAAAAATTATCTCACTATTTGAAGTGGGTAATTCAGAATATACGGTTGAATTAGAAAAAGATAAATGGCAAATCTCACTTGAGACAGCTATCGAATATTATGCTGAAAAGGAAGAATACGATAAATGTATAGAGTGTAGAGATTTGATCACTAAAATTTAAGTTATGGACGAACACGCTAAAGGAGTACAACAATCAATAGAATCTATTATTGGTGCAGACACAATTTTAAAACGTAGAAAGAAGACAGAAGACGACATTAATAGAGATATATTTGAAAAAATAATAATAGCTCTAGAACAAGCAAACGTCAGATCATCTATTATAGGAGGTGACTTTAAATTAGACTTTACTTCATATGACGAAACATTCTATGAAATAATTGATAACCTAATACTAATGCAGTTTGGAAAAGAAGCATCTGAAGTTATATTCTTCTATGTCTATGAAAGAATAAATCCAGATGGTACTGTAAACGAATTAGCTGATCAAGATAATAATGTAGTTGCTCTTAATAGCCCAACTGATTTATGGATGTTAGTTAACCATATAAAAAATAAAACTAACAAAACAAAGAAAAAATAAGTTATGCCTGCTACTAAACCTATATCTAGGGAGGATGTCCTACGCGCAATGCGCTTTACAAAATCCAATCGAGCTGCAGCCAAATATCTAGGCTGCTCATACCAACACTATAAGCCATTTGCTAAAGTGTATAAAGTAGATGAAAGCGATCACAATTCACCTTCACTATTTGATACCCACAAGAACCAAAGTGGTAAAGGCATTCCTAAATTCCTACCTAACAGACGTAGGGAACCAAATGTCAAAAACATAGTTGAGACTGGTACAGGATGGGAATCATTCACACCTGAAAAGATCAAAGCAAGATTGATAGCTGAGAGCTATTTAAAAGAAGAATGCTACGCCTGTGGATTCTGCGAGCGTAGAGTTACTGATTATAAGATGCCTCTACTATTAAATTTTAAAGACGGTTATAAGAATAACTACCTACTAGACAATCTAGAATTGCTATGCTACAACCACTACTATCTACTAGTAGCTGACCCACTAACACCAGACCAGATACGCCACGTTGAAGACAATACAGGTGTTAGAGCCGTAGCGCACGATTGGGACCTAGACGAAGCTCAATTAGAGAACATGAAAGCATTAGGATTGTTGGATTAGGCAAAATAAGGTCGTACATTTACGGTATAAATAAATAAAAACATGAGTTACGAATTAGCACAAAAATATGCTGAGTTTGAAATCCCAAAAGATATTAAAGCAGCGTACAAATCAGGAGTACAACTAGTAGGATCACTAGGATTCACTAAGATAATGATGTTTGCAAATGAAAATCAAATCACAAATGATGATATTGATTATTATATGAATCAAAAAGCAATGCGTGGTGAAGATGAAACGTTTGAAGAATATAAACAACGTTCTAGATTCGCAAACGTACTATATAAGTACAGAAAATACTTATACGATTATTCAGTATACGAAAAACAAAATTAATAAAACATGGGACAGTATTTCAATGTAAAAGTTCAATTTAGAACTGAAAGCGACAATGGTAAAGTAAAAAAAGAAACAGTAAATTATCTAGTTGATGCAATGTCAGTAACAGAAGCAGAAGCTAGAACAGTTGAATATTTATTGAGCCGTGACGAAGAGGCGTTTGAAGTAAAAGCAGCATCTGAAGCTAAGATTGCTGAAGTAATTTTAGCTGACACTGCAGAAGTAGCTTCTATCGACTAAGGGTTAGGTCACTTCCCTTTCACGGAAGTAATACGGGTTCGAATCCCGTTGGAAGTACAAGGTTGATTGGAATGTACCCTTTAACTGTAGGAAGGGCGGGTACCTCGCGGTTAGAAATGCCAATCGTAAAAGTAGATGTCCACGCACCCATCTTCTACTTTCCTAAAATAATCAGTCAGCAGGGGATTTGTAAACCCCATTGTATAAATGACAAACACAGGTCAAAACTGATGCAATATGCTGAATTGATCAAATTTAAGGAACGTTGGGGTTACGGATTCCGTCCTCTCACGTTTAAACAACTAATGAAGGTGTCCTTATACTCCAGAATAGCTCAGTTGGTAGAGCAACTGATTTGTAATCAGTAGGTCGTAAGTTCGATTCTTATTTCTGGATCAAAGATGAGTGTTGACGAAACCCTATTCACCCGTAACTGTCACGTGTAACTCGAGGTGAGAGCAAGTAGTAACTTTGTTTAGTTGGCCGCTAAACCTCATCTGTTTATAGTTAGGTGGCGAAAATTCAGTTGGCTCGGACCCAGCTGACGGCAGACGCTATGAGAAGAACACAGCCTATCCCGATTTGCGTGGAACACAGGTCAATACTAAAGTGCGTTCATACAGGTTCGAATCCTGTCCTGACTACAGCCTCTCATCTATTGCTGTGAAGAGAACTGATGAGTATCGTTGGAGGACACAGACCTCACGAATGATGGTTTAGGGCGAAGATAGCATCCCTATCACGAAGAGTACCAACTTAATTGTAAAGCTCTTCACATAGTCAGGTGGCGGAATTGGTAGACGCTAATGGAGTTATACTATCAAACACAGAGGGTGAGGCGTAGATGGGAACTACTACATTATTTCTTGGACGCAAGAAAGCAATATAACCCTAACCATTTGGTATAACATACAGGTTCAAATCCTGTCCTGACTACACAAAGCGGAGTAGTATACCGCCTACCATAGACCGAATCCCAATCCATGCATGGATAGTCCGAAGTAACACTTCAATGGGGACACGACCTAGAGATGGTGCTAGGTTAAACGGAAAGATGGCAGAGTGGTTGAATGCACCAGTCTTGAAAACTGGCAACTGTAATAGGTTCTGGGGTTCGAATCCCTGTCTTTCCGCTGGTAAGAGACTTGTTCTCTCGATCTCAATACCTAAAGTTGAGCAGCCAGTCTACGGGACTGGCATTTTGCCCTTTAGTATAACGGTAGTACAACGGTTTTTGGTACCGTTTGTTGTGGTTCGAATCCATGAGGGGCAACTAAAATTAAATTATATGTTAGTAACTTATTATCTTATATGCGTTGCATATTGCTTCTATCAATTATTTAAAAATATGAATAATAGATACAGTGATGACCCAACAGGTGGATCACCTGAACTAGATACCATCATGGTGATAGTAATGGCTTGGGTATTAGCTCCTATTGACGTATCTTTAACTTGGATACGTTGGTATAAAGCAGCTGAGGAAGCAAGAATAAGACAATCAAAACTGTAGGGTGGTGAAATGGCTCTAGAGCTTGGTAGACACTCCCTCTCGTCTCGAGGGTACAGATTATGAAATAGATAAATGGTATGGGTTGACCACAAAGCCGGCTTATCTGCCATTTATTGAATCACTGTGTGTTGGTTCGACTCCAACCCCTACAGCAAACCGTCGAAAGCTCATCTGGCCCGAGTGAGATGGAAACGCGGATATCGGGCCTTATGCCTTGGTGGTGAAATAGGTAGACACGCAGGACTTAAAATCCTGTTCGCCGCAACGCGAGTGCGAGTTCGATTCTCGCCTGAGGCACAAATACACTGCTCCGAAAGGAGGACTGGACGGACGCTAAGAATGAAGAAAACGCTCTGCTACGATAAAGGTAGTATTGAGACAGTTTAACAGTACAGACAGTGTATTTAATATTTATCGTTATGGCATGTCACTGTTTAATGTTAAAGGATCAACGTGAGTTCCTTCAATTAATGAAGGAAAGGGACAGTGATTTGATTCTTAAAATGGTTAAATGTGTACTTAGCGCATATAAACGAAATAAAGACGGCATTGATATATTTGATATCACATTCAAGGATACAAGTGGAATGGTATTTAATATTGAAAAATCGCAGTATACCGAATTATTATCCAATTGCTTAGACGATTTAATTGCAATTGAAGAATATGAACTGTGTGCCGATATTAAGAAAATATTAGATAAGAAGTCTAAAAAAACATCTGGGGATGTTCCGGTATTTGATCAGTAATCTGAAGGTAGTACCACACGCGGACAAAGTAAGATAAGTCCTTAAAACCTTACGAAACAATAACTGTAGAATTATCTACTATGACCTTTGATTCTCTTATGAGTTTCATCGGTGCTGACGAGTACGCATACGCTGCTTAGTCACATCCCGTACCACTCATGGGACTTTAAAAAGAAGTGGCTAAACCGGTTTTCCTAGTTATGTCAAAACTAGGTGGTGGATATCGCTAAGACCAAAACCTTGCGACCCTATACCTCATGCACTGGGGTTAATCAGTGAGCTAAGCGTGTGAGACGTTGGTATTATTGTTCATTATTGAGACACGAGTTCGACTCTCGTCATCTCCACCAATTAGAGCAACCGTAGCTGGTTGCTCTTTCTCTATATTTATAGTTAACCACATTAAAAATTAAGAGATGCAACAAAAACCAGTTACAACGGCCACAAGCCTAAGCGAAAGGATTGCGCAGGGCGTATTATACCTATTCGGAGCGCTTATAATCACGGGGCTAGCAATACAATTATACTTCGTATATTGTCAATTCTTTAAATCTTACGACGAAAATTTACAAATGGCTAATGCAATTAGTCATAAAATTGATGGGACATTTAAAAATAGTCCTGGTAATATATGGTACGATGCAGATGAACATATCTGGGTTCAAAGTGTAACTAACAAAGTAGTTATAGGTAAATTAGCAGGTAACCGCAATTTAGAGTTTGGCGTTAAAAATGTATTAGAAGAGTATTTACAAGAGAAAGGATTGAACCTATCTCCAGACGCTGAAAACAAATTAAAAGTAGAAATCGTTTATTTAGATGTTCTAACTACTAAAAAGAACGTATCTGTATTTCATAAAAACGAACAAGAAGTCGTTATTCGCTTAAAAGGTATATTATACAAAGACGGAATTAAGGAAAAAGAGGTTATAGTTGAAGAAAGTTCATCTGAAATCTCCATGTCAACTTTGATAGTAGATGAAGGTGGTAAATTTAATCAAACAAGTCTAAGCAATGCGCTTAAGAAAGGTTGTGACAAATTAATCACTAAACTATTCGAAAAGTAAATGAAAAAATTATTACTAATTATTGGGATACTAATAGTATCTATAACAACTAACGCCCAGATAATAGCAAATCAATCGATTTCTGCTGGACCTTATAAAGTAGGTGACACAGTTACTGTGACTTATACAGTTGATAAGGGTACAACTAAGCCACGTTATTTCTGGTTGAGATACCAATTTAACAACAAGGCGTTAACATACATATCTACTACATTCTCACAAGGTAGTCAAGCTCAAACGTATTATACTGGTTGGACTAGCTATAAATTTACACCTAAGACAAACGTAAGTGATACATCATTATATGGTCAATATCAAGCTACACCTTGGTCGTATGCTGTAAACGCAGATTGGAATGTTGGTCAATTAGCAATTCAAAGAGCTGATCAATCAATTAACGGTGTAATAGCAACTCAAAAGTATATTCTTAAAGACCAAAATGTATATGAGAATTTCCACGATTTAGACTTATCATACGCACTAGATAGTACAACTGGTAACAACATTCCATTTGTAAAAACAACAGCAGGTCCTTTATCAATCACCGGAGTAAGTGGTAATACATCTTTCTTTAAAGTAAGAGTATTATTCCCATCTGGATATAATATTGGTGACCACTCAATTCAATTAATGGCACTTAAAACTGATGGTAGTGGTGATATTGATTGGACTAAACAACCAATAGCACAAAAAGTACTAGATGGTAGTGGTGAAGCATTATTCACATCAGGCATTAAAGTTGGTGATAGTTTAGGTGTATTTGTATCACCTGCTAACCAAAAAACATGGATGAATAATATTATTACTGTATCAGATGCTTACAAAGCATTCTTAGGTGTATCTCAAACTGACATTAATGGTGCAACAACATTCTTTACTAGACCAGTGTTAGAAAAGAAAGTAGGTTTAATCACATTAGGTAACTCTACATTTGGTGAAAGTGATGCTTACCATATATTTGCACACGTAATGGGTATAGATGTATCTTCTAAAGCATCAATTCCTAAATCAACATCTACATCAGTAAGATACTATAGTGGATTGTTAAATCAAAGTTGGTTAGATGGTGTTACTAAAAATAGAGTATATGTAACAACCCCTGCACAAACTGTAGACGCTGTGTTTGCTTGGGGTGGTGACTTAGATTGGTCACATTCATCTCATCCTGATACAGTTGCTGCTAGAATATCAAGTGGTGTCTTTACAAATTCAGCTAATATGAGTGAAACTGTAAAAATTAGTACTATGTCTTATAAAGCACCAATACTAGAAAAAGCAACATTAAGTTTAACTTCAACAATTGAAAATAATAAAGTAACATTATCAGCAAACTTAACTAAAGCTGATTTAGCTGGTTTAGAAGTTATTATGCAATATGACAGTACTAAATTAACATTAACAGATGTTGTATTTGATGCTGGTAGTACAATTACAAACTTCTCAACACATGATAATGGTAGATTAACATTTGGTTCAATTGACCAATTAAAAACAGCTAGAATTAAAGTTGGTACTCCATATAAATTAATATTCACACCTAAGGTACCTTTAAGTAACACTGCAGGTTTATTCTATACAGTATTAGCAGATGCAGTTGATGCGACTGGTAAAAAGATAGAATTAATAGTTGAATAATATGAGAAAAATATTAGTTACATTATTTTTATTGATATCATTTTTAGGGTTCGGACAGAGTGTATCTGCTCCGGACTCTAAATCATTTTTACAATCTACAACTGGACAAGATGCTAGTGGGTTTGTATTAAGTGGATTTAGCGCAACATCAACTTTATTAACATCAATAAGTTTAGTTAACCCACCATCAGGAACAACATTTTATTTAAACGATACAAGAGGTTTAATTGCAGCAAGTGGATTTATATTAACGGGTAACAAAACTCGTTTAGTAGTAATGGGAACTATGTCTGATATTAATACAGCATTAGCATCATTAAAAATAAATACAGGTTCAATAAAAGGTAATATTGCATTATCAGTAGCAGCAACTGTAAACCCAGCTGGATATTTCTATAATGGTGTAAATGGTCACTTTTATAGACCAATATCAACAGGTGCAACTTATACAAACGCAAGAGCAGCATCACTATTAACAACATTTAAAGGTCAGCAAGGATATTTAGTAACAATTACTTCCGCAGATGAAGATGCTTTTATATTTGCTAATGTTCCACAATCTAGTATTTGGTTTGCTTTAACAGATGAGGCAAGTGAAGCTAGATGGACAATAGATGCAGGACCCGAAGCAGGAACTCTAATTAAAATTAACAACGGACAACTAAACGGAAATATTCCAGGTCAATATAATAATTGGGCAGGTGGTGAACCAAACAATAGTGGTAACGAAGATTACGCAGTAACTAAATGGGGTGGTGGTTCTCAATGGAACGATTTACCCAATCATTTTAGTTGTGCTTATGTAATTGAATATGGAACTTGGACTAATCCAGATGATGCAACATTTACTGAATTTTATACTAATAGTGTAACGCATTCAAATGGTGAAGTATTAACAGCAAGATTTAATATTGATTTTGGCAGTAATATAGATGAAACTAAATTCTCAGCTAAATCCTATACATACACAAGCAATACTTGGAATGAAGTAAGTAATACAACTAGACCATTAAGTGGATTAGGTAAAGTTGATTTAACTAGTGTTTTAGATACTAACAAAGTAAATAGTGGTGGAGTTAAAGCATTAACAACCACAGGACAAGTTGAATGGTGCGTGATTTATGAATATGAAGCACAAAACGGAAGATATAGAATTGGAATTGATAGTAGAGAGGTAAATAATATCCTATCAGATCCATCATCAATCAGTAACTTACAACTATTTGATTTATGGAACGGACCTGTAACATATGGTAGTTATAATCCTAATGGTTGGACAGAGGTTTATGTTTATACAAATACACAATTCAACTTTGCAGGCTCATCTTTCTCATCGTTTATTAGAGCTGGAAATGGATTCTATGGTTTAAGAGCTGAATTTATATTCTCACCAATCCAAAACTTTAAACAACATGGAATTGATATAATAGCTAATTCACAAACTGAATTAAATACATTATATAACAGTATAGTAACTGTATCAGATGTGTTTATAGCATTTAAGGAATTATCAAATGGTGGTATATTCGGAAATGAAACTGGCAATGAATTTGGATATGGGGTTCAATATATGAATGCCGATGTAGACGGAAACGGTGTATTTAATGAAGCAGATACTTATAGACTATTACAACATCTAACAGGAGTAAAATCACTTACTGAATATTCAACATTAACATACTTAATGAAACTATATGGTAAATCAGATTATGATGCTATAACTAAATCAAATTGGAATACACAATTTAACTATACAAGAAGTTTATACCCATTCAACTTAAATACAGGTACACTTAACAACACATATAATGTAGATGTAACTTGGGTTGGTGATGTAAACTTATCACACTCAGCAATCCCAACACAAACAGTTGCTAGTAGTAATATAAGAACAATGTCTGTAGGTACTATGTCTGTATCAAATGAAATTAACGCTTCAATCATTACTGAGGTAAGTGATAAAATATATGCCTACATTACTTTAGATCCACTACAACAACAAGTAGTGGGAACTCAATTTCAATTAAATTATGATAATTCAGTATTGAAATTTGAAGGTGTAGAGTTTAAAACTAAAGGCAGTCCGATGAATTATGGTACTAATAAAAATAGCTTTATAAACTTAGGCTCGTTAATTAGTGATGGTAGTACTACATTAGATAATACTACTGAATATAAAATTACATTCACATCAACAACTAAGCTTGACAATATATTAGGTTTAATATCAATAGGTGCTACTGATGCTGTAAATAAAGCAGGCGTACAATTAAAAGTTAAAGTAAAATAATGAAAAAATTACTAATTATATTACTACTATTATCAGCTTGTAAAAAGATAGATGTACAACCACTACCACCAACGGTACAGAATATATTCAGCGTTGCTGAATCAACCGTGTCTAATGGTGATGATATTTACTTTGATTTGAAAGCAGCAGGTATATATACCTTAACAATGCTAGACGAAAACCAAAACGTAATCACAAGGGAGCGCATTAGTGGTAAAGTTGGCCAAAACAAATTAAAAATATACACTAGTTCGCTACCAGTCAAATATTTATATCTGGTATTGGAAGATCAATCCCGTACTCAAATAGGTAAAACCACCATTAAAATTAATTAAAGATGAACGCAATGAAAAAAGTATTAGCAATTGCAGCTATCCTATTTGTAGGATGTACTAAAGTGGATGTACCAACACCACACCCCCCAGTAACAAACGCTGAATTAAAAATAGCTAGCGCAGTAGGTATTAAACTACAATCACCATTCGTAACAACAGAAGTTGCTATGAATGTTAAAAGTGATGTAGCGCAGCCAGTTACAATCAAAATATTTGATATCTCAAACAGAGTAGTATCAAAAGAAACAGTAAACGTAAGCGTTGGTGATAATATCTTAAAAGTATATACATCAGCATTACCACCATCAGCATACAGAATTGGATTATTCGATACTAATGGTAATCAATTAGGAATCACAGATTTTAACAAATTATAAAATTAAATAACATGTCAGAAGAAGTAGAACAAGAATCAACTGGTAAATCGTTTAAAAACATTATCATTGGTCTAGTAAGTACAGTTACATTAGGTGTAGGTGGATTTATCACAAACAAATTAACAGGTGGTGGTGATGATGAAAAACCAGCAGTACAACAAGCAGCTCCAGTAATTAATATTACTAACAGCAACCAACAATCTCAAGCAGCAGGTGGTAAAACTGTAATCATTAAAGAAAAAGCAGCAGAACCAGCTAAACCAGCAGCTCCAGTTAAGAAAAAAGACGGTGACGAATTTAAAGAAGAAGCACCAAAGTGGTAATAAATAAAAAATAAAGTATGCAACAAGCAGATGGATTTAAGCAATTATTAAATAAGATGATGGCCCGTAGATGGTACATCACAGCAATGGTATTAGGTGGATTTATGTTTATCATAGGGGGTATGTTTGCCGCTATTGCTGCTAAGACAGAAATAGCAGGTGAATGGAAAGAATTAATATTATTATTACTAGGTGCCTTTATTGGTAGCTATGGTAAGATTATTGACTACTGGTTCTCTGATACTGACAAGGATAAGATGTTAGTACAGAAGATGGATGAAGAAGATGGTGTTGCTTTAGGTCATACCAATGACATGAAGGAAACTAACAAGCCACTTACCCCATTAATCCCAGATGCCTTCGTTCAAGGTGCTCAAGCAGCTAGAGAATTAGCTGTAGTTGAAAACAAGCAAAAGTTTGAGTTGAAAAAAGATCAACAAGAACACGACCAAGCTTTAGAAGTAGACGAACAAGAGCATGAGCAAGAAATGGAAAAATTAAAATTAGAACACGAACTTAAAGCACATAGATATTGCCAACATGAATGGGGTGACTCAGATAATGACGGTGAACTAGAATGCCAAAAGTGCGGGTTATTAAAAGACGCTTACGATGAATCTCACTAACCAATAAAAATTAAAAGTATGAATTTCAAACAGTGGGTTATTGACCTTTTCAAAGATGAAAGAGGATCAACTTCGGTAAAACCAGTTATAGCATTTGTGGGTGCAATGTTCTTATGTGTTACAATGATGTTAAATTCATTCTCACACGCAGATTTCGCTCCATCAGCAGAACTAGTAAATGCAGTAATGATTATTACTGGTATTGGAATGGGTGCTGATACATTCGACAAATTCTCTCATAAAAAGAAAGAAGATTAAAAACAAAACTAAAGGGAACTTCGGTTCCCTTTTTTTAAATTAAATTTATGTATGAAAAATTTATTGATATTATTAGGTCTATTACTGACCATAAATGCGGGTGCCCAAACTGTCGGATCAACGAAGACAGAACAATTCAAAGCTTCATTCGAAACCAAAGTAGACATTAGTCAATTTTTAAATTATGAAGGCAAAACAATACCGATTCAGATTCTCAAATGCGGTATTGGTGATGATCTTTATGAGTCATATCCTGAACTCAAAGAAAAGAAAGTGGGTTTGGGTGTGGCTAACATCACGTTGGAATATCTTGAAAATCTTAACCGCTTTACATTTACAGAAGACAAAACGGAAATTAAAAACAGAATGGTAAAGCAATTCCAAGCATCACAATCTGGAATTAGTCAAGATAAATTAGACGGTAGAGGTAAAATTAGATTAGCTCATTATTTCGTTGAAATTGAAGTATATGACTGGTCAGTTTCAGATGACGAAGAAGTAAACTTAAAAGACGGAATCAAAAATACAATGGTTACACGTTTAGGTTTACAAGTACGCTTTACCGATGCTGAGACAGGAGAAATTATAGCAGCATCAGGTTTAGGTGAAGCTAAAACAACAAGAGAATTAACATTATTATCTGACGCAACAATAGACCCAGTTAAATTTAATCAGTCAACAGTTAGTATTGCGACTAAGAAAGCATTAGATATTGCTTGTGCTCGTATACTACCTCGTATGATTAAAAAGGGTGTATTTCCAAACTAATTATTATGAAAAAAATTTTATTGATTACTGGTTTAGTATTAACACTAGTATTATTCTGTACAATTATATTGTATTCACAAACTAGCACTTGGAGAGGTGCTACATCAACACCTAGAGTATCAACACAATCATCTCAACAATTAATCCCACAACGGAATGTTAGTAGTTGGAGAAATGAATCACCAAGAGAATTTAATAGACCAGTAAATACAAAACCAGGTTCAAATATTATTGTTAATGATCCTTGGTTAGGAAATAACTGGGGTTGGGGATGGAATAGATGGGATATGTGGGGAGCTCCAATGTTTGGTTGGAACTACTGGTCTCCAATGTGGTATATGAATGATTGGGGTTATAGACAACCTGCTAGAATCTACATATATGATAATGGTAAGAGAGATACTATTAAAGGTAAAAAACCAATCATCAGCTTTGGTATTCAGGGAACAACAGATGATCAAGTTGGTGGTTTCTTTACAATAGGAAATAAAGGATATTTTATAGTAGAATATACAGCAAGCAATCTAAGAGATAATTCAACATTCTTTCCTTTTGGAAATATAACTCAAGTTGATTTTCCAATAGTAAATGACTTAATTCAAAGACAGAGCTTTTATGTTGGTGTTGGTAAGCGAATTAAAAGAACAGGTATTCATATGATGGTTGGAACTGTAAGTGAAGACGCTAAATGGAGAGGTAAAGATGATTTAGGCTACATAACATTTCCTAAGTACTTAGATAGATTTACAACAGTAAAGATAGGTGCACTGCACGACTATAAAAACTTTACAATAAAGTTTGATTATGACCCAATAATCAATAATAGAACTTTTGGATTGGGTGTTAATTTCTAAGATGAAAAAATGGTTAGTAAGTATATTATTAATCGTTACATGTTTATTCGCTAAAGTAGCGAACGGACAAGTCTATACTCAAACATTTATTGACAAATGCACTGGCCAAACTAAAGTAGCTACAACTACAATGGTTAACGGAAACGCTATCGTTTCATTCTATGGTCAAATCAAGACATTTACACCAGCGCAAGTAACAAACGGAGAATTACAAGCTTGGCTTCAAGCAACGTATGTATCCTACAATTCACTAGCATGTCCAGTATCAACTCCCGTAGTAACACAGACAGTGACTCAGGCAGTGTCGCAGGCAGCATCACAAGCAGCTTCATCAGCAGCAGCTTCAGCCGCTTCATCAGCAGCATCAAGTGCAGCAAGTGGAGCAGCTTCAGGAGCAGCAAGCGGAGCAGCAAGTGGAGCAGCATCAAGCGGAGCAGCAGCTTCAAGTGGTGCTTCAGCCTCAAGCGGTACAGCAGCATCCTCGAGTGGATCTTCATCCCAATCATCCTCGGGTTCGTCTTCTTCTTCATCTTCTGGTTCGTCATCCTCATCTGGGGAATCATCTTCATCAAGCTCATCTGGAAGCAGCAGCGAAAGCAAATCAGAAACAAAAACAGAAACAAAATCTGAGTCTAAATCTGAAAGCAAATCTGAAGAGAAAAAAGAAGAAACTAAATCAGAAACTAAAGAAGAAAAGAAAGAAGATAAAAAGGAAGAATCTAAAGAGGAAAAAAAGGAAGAGAAAAAATCAGATAAGAAAGAGGAAAAGAAACAAGCCAAAATGAACCCTGTAATGATAGGTTCAGACCTAACAGTGGCTCAGAATCCATCAGGTGGATTTACGCCAATCATATCATTAAGTATGTCTCAAGCATCTGCTACAGGCGAATCAAGTTGGGGTGTATCAAGTATGGTATGGGCTGATTTAAAATCATTCGCTTTATCTGCGAATAAAAGCGATATGAACTTTAAGAACGGAGTACTCAAATCAATAGATGCTTACTCATATACCGTCGCTTACGTCGCAGGTACGCATATGACTTTCGGTGGTTATACTCACATTATACCACATCCAAAACACGGTACGTTCGGCTACAACTTGTCTGTTATCAATATTAAATTGAAAGAAGCTGTTGGATACTCATACTCAATGATGTCATCAACAACCGCATTCTGGACTAAACCATATCAAATAAGTAGAAAATCAACATTATCTCCAGGTGTATTCTTAATGGCGTCACCATACACGTACAACAGCAAATCAGGTAGTACCTGGAATTACAATGTAATGGGTTTGGTGGGCACAGGATATAGTTTTAAATTGAGTAAACGATTTGGATTTAATATTGACTATAAAGCAAGTTTATCAACAGTACCAGGTACACCCATACTTAGCTTCTTCCTTGTAGGTTCAAGATTACAACTATAAATTTGGTTCGGTCAAAATTAGGTTGTATATTTAAGTATAATAAAACAAAAATTACATTATGAAAAAAGTAATTGCAATTTTCGCAATCGCTACATTGGTAGCATGTGGTGGTGCTTCAACTGAAGTAGCAACAACAGATTCAACTGCAGTAGCAGTAGATTCAACAGTAGTAGCAGCAGATACAACTACAGCAGTAGTTGATACAACTGTAACTAAGTAAGTTATTATGGCCCTTCCAGTTTGGTAGGGCCAAATTACTGCTTTAAATTAACATTATGTATAGAATTAAAGAATATATTAGAAAAATTAAAAACCTAATTAGATGGGCTCCTATTATATGGAAAGATCGTGATTGGGATTATTATTTCATCTACGAAATATTAAAGCACAAACTTACATTTACTGAAAAGTATATTCGTGAGAAAGGTATTCATATGTACAATACTGAGGATGCTGATAGTATTTTAAAAGCAATCGATTTAATAGATAAAGTACAAACCGAATATCATCTTGATAAGTATTTATCAGAGGTTACAGAATGGAATAGAGAGGGTATAGATAAAGCAGTAGAAGATCATGATAAAGTAAAACAGGAATTATTTCAACACTTAAACGACAACATAGAAAAATGGTGGGACTAATTATATCAATTGCAGTAGCAGTTATTGTATCTATACTTTGGGTTAGAGGTATAGACAATATGAAAAACAATCATCCAAAATATAAGGGTGAAGATTTATTTGATGAAGACGATAAAAACCATATATTATGAAACAATACATTAATCCAATACTAACAGCATGTTCGTTATTAGCACTATTAACAACAATATACTTTCAGAATGAAAGAATTAATCAATTTAAGGTTAAAGTAAAAACATTACAAACAACAGTAGATAGTTTACAGCACGAGGTGTTTGTAACTCAAAATATGTTAACTAAGTATGAAATAACTTTAAATCAGTTAGAAAAAGTTAATCCTAAAGAAGCATTATGGTTTGTAAACTTCATGAACCACGAAACGGAATAATGAAGTTAAAAGACAAACTAAATTCAGGCCATTATTTAGAAATGATGGATCGTCTTCATATCATAATGGAGAATTTAAACGACCATGTAATACAACATCCCGTAGCTAAAGTTAATAAGAAACTAAATGCTAAATTAAATACGGCATTAGAAAACTTATGGGATGCTTATCAAATAGCAGGAAATTTAGAAAACGAAGATTAATATATTTATGCCTATGGTACGTACAGTTTATGTCAAAGGCAAAGAATATTACGTTATAACTACAACGTTAGAGGCTGGTAGGGTTAGTCCATCAGTACAAATTCACATTAATGTTAGTGAATTGTCAACTGAAGATAAAATATTAGTCCAAAAACACGCTAATCTATTATTAAATCACACTCTTAAAGTACCATTACACCCAAAACCAAAATCTAAGGTAGAAAAACCGTGGTATAAATTTTGGTAGGGGCAAAATAGTTACGTAAATTTAGGTTATGAAAACAGTTATCATTGGAGACATCCATGGCCACGATTCGTGGAAACAAATCATTGAACAAGAACAAAACGCCGACAGATTTATATTTGTAGGTGATTACTTCGATTCATTTACAGTTCCTGGATTAGTGCAATGCCAAAATTTTCAAGACATTATTGAGTTTAAAAAAACATCTGATAAAGTAGTAGTGTTATTGGTTGGTAATCACGATTATCATTATTATCCTGAAATTGGAGATAGTAATACTTCAGGTTATCAAGCTAGAATGGCTCCCACTATTCAACACATTATTAGTACTAATAAAGACCATTTACAATTAGCATATCAATTTGATGATATATTAGTTACACATGCTGGTGTAAGTAGTGTATGGTTAGATGATATGATTACAATGTGGGATGTACCTAACTTAGCTATGTACTTGAATGATTTATTTAAATACCAACCTAATAAAGTAGGATATCGTTCATATAAACAGGTTGGAGACCAAGTATATGGTGCTGGTGGATTTGGAGATGAAACATTCCAAGGTCCAATATGGATTCGTCCTCGTTCATTAATGAACGCTAATTATGATACACTACGTACTCAAATTAGACAAGTAGTAGGTCATACAACCAGAAAACAAATCGATATTGAAGGTAAAGCTACAGGTGGTAGATATTACTTCATTGATACAATGCCAAGAGAATACTTAATAATAACCGATGGTAAAGTAAGCCTAGGAACAATAAACTAACGTTATGTCAAGAATAGACGAATTAAAAAAACAACACCCACTTTACTCTTTAAGCGCTATTGATATCTATAAAATGATATCACCAGGTCAAACTAATAAGTACGTTGAAATACTTATTAAATTAGATAAAAATACAGAGTATGATTACCCAGGTGATCATCGTGCTCGATTAATAGAGGAAATGACAGGTGAATGGGGATTAGACTATAACTATCTTGAAACGTTTGATTTAGAAACATTGATATTTCTAGTTCATAGTGTAAATAGTTTAATGCAAGGGAAAATTTCATTATTCACTAAATTCGCTTCATTAAATGAACGTAAATTAATTAATAATAACGACGTTACAACTTACTCAACGTGGGATGAAATTGTGCAAGCAGTTGCATTAGCTGAACTTAAATTAATAGACAAGGAAACAGCTAAACAAATTAAAAAGATATACGAGGACGATGAATGGTTATCATTAAGACCACTATCACTAGAGGCATCTATAAAATATGGTGCTAACACTAAATGGTGTACTACAACTGAATCAGGTCAGTATTATGCTCGTTATTCATCTCGTGGTATATTAATCTATAATATTAATAAGAAAACAGGCTATAAAGTAGCTTGCTTTAAAAATTTAAGCCCAGATCATGATAATGAATTTTCATGGTGGGATGTTACTGATAAGAAAATTGAGGCACTAGAATCAGAAGCACCATCTGCAGTATTAGAAGCAATTAGAAATGAAATCAAAACCACTACTGTTTCTAACCAGATGTTAATGACTAAAGCTGAAAGTGATAAGTTAGAAGCTTATAAGGAAGGAAATAAATACAGAGCAGAACAGCCAGAAGACCCTAGACTTCACATAACAGGCGGATTAAATTACTACCCAGGTTCAACCACTACTAATACTCTAGTATTTAATCCATCAACATCTACTTCATCAAACACATTAACATATAACACAAGTGGTAATGTAGGAATAGGCACTATAAACCCAACAACACAATTATCAGTTAACGGTGGTAATATTGAAGTTAATGATGGTGATGTAATACTTAGATCAGATGGGGTTGAACGAGCACGATTAACAGCTAATGGATTAGAATTTACACCAGGCCGACAATATAATCACTATGATCGTCCTTTAACTAATGAAGATCAATTAAGAATTATTAGAGAATTAGCTAGTGAATTAAATGATGATGATAGAATAAGTGGAGACGCACAACAACGCCTTGATGATGCAATGGCTGAGCAATTAGCTGAAGCAAATGAACGTGTAGCTCAAAAACACCTATCACTATTAGAAAATATTGAGTTAGGAACATTAGGTATGGATGCAATTCAGAGAATGCAACGTTTAGCTGGTGTTGAAACTTTAGAACAACGATTAGCAAGATTAGATGCTGAACGAGAAAGAATGATAAGCGATGCAAGACGAACTGATGATGAGGATGCTGAGCAATGGAAAGCAGAGCGAAAAGCACTAACAGAAGAAGTCAATGTGGCAGAACAACCAGTCGTACATTCTAAACACAATTGGATAGATAAAATAAAATCAGGTTATGAGAAAATTAAAGTATATATTACACGATCTAAGATGGCTAAAGATACTAAATAGCCCGTTTAAACCATTTAAAATTGGTTTCTACGCTGGTAAAACACAGGTGGGTATTCCATACTTCCTACCTCGTAAATGGGTTAAAGCAACACCAGAACGAGCATATAAAGAAGCTAGTGATGAAATTGAGCGTCAAGAAAAATGGAATAAACTCAATCCAGAACATGCACGTAAAGTAAAATTAATTGGTGAAGTATTTCAAGAGAAACTAAACTATAGATTTGCAGTACCACTTAAAGTTGGATTTAGCTACTGTGGTTTAGGATGGAAAACAAAATGGACATCTGAGGACTTCAGACATGAGTGGAATCCAGTATTATCGTTCGTATTTTTCGGATATCAAATTGCATTAACAGTATACAGTCCTTATCATTCTCACTATTGGGAACCATGGTTATACTATGAATATGCAACAGATAAAACAAAATCAAAGCGTGAGCGAATAGAGCAATGTAGGAAAGAAGCTCCACAAACATGGACTTCAAGCAGACATAATGAGGAACCAGTAACAACAGATTACTATACTAAAATACTTAAATCAAAATATCTAAAATGAAACGAGTAGATAAAAATAAACTGATATTAAAGGAACTAATCGATAAGATGTTTGAAATAGCAGGTCATCCTCTTAAATTTGAAGACGTTGAAGGTAGAACTGATAATTGGTTTCAACAACACACAATGACTGAAGCTCAAAATGAGGAGTGGCGAGAGTGGGGTATTAAACTTATAATGAAAAAGCGACGTTATAATAGGTATTTAGCTGATCGTGAAATAAGAATGTTAGATTTATATTGTGGATTAAAAATATCAGATTCAAAATATGGTAGGGAAGAAACAACCGAAGCGTAATTGGTTCATTGTAATGAACTCACAACTAGAATACTTTAGTGGATTAATGTATGGTGGTCAGTTAGTATGGTGTAGCGACTATAGCGAAGCAAAACCACTAGACGACGAAGCTAAATTTAGAACGTTGCAAATGCTTTGCTTAGGCGAGGAACTGGTCTTAGATTACATTAAATAGTAGTTATGGAAGACGAATATATGAAACGCGTTCGAGAACGCTTCTATAAAATAGTAAGGGAAACAAATTGGGGCGCTGATGAAGAACGTGTATGTAAAGCTAGAGGCCGCAAACCAAAACCATATATCAGATACGAATCTCAACCTAGAACACCATTTGAAAAACAATCACTTAAACAATCTAAATATAATTGGCTATGAGTAACAAGTATGAAGCATTAGGTAGTAATCTATTCGGATTTGAAGTATTCGAAGAAGTATTTAAAGTAATCAATGAGCGTGGAATGGGAAATCAGGAACAAATGTTTAAAGCAGGTGTAGCAAGTGCTGAAGCCGCTGTTAGACGTTTACGTGAAGAATATTACGAAACATTGAAATTCCTAGCTGATGAATCAGTAGCGTAGATATTTATCGGCATGAAGAAATGCCTAATATCCCTACTATTAACACTAGTAGCCGTTATATCTTACAGTCAAGATGTAGTTATATTAACACATAAATCGTACACAACGCACTATAGCAAGTCAAAACACTACCCCGTTAAGGTGGAATGGTGGATTACCAAATCATCATTAACGTGTCCTGTTAAGGCTAAACGTAGCGATAAATTTATTGCTGATCCTAAATCACCATCTGAAACAAATCTACAATCAGACTATACAGGTGCTGGATTCGATCGTGGACATAATTTTCCAGCCGCTGACGCTTCATGTGATCAGATAGCAAATGACGAATCATTTTACTTCAGTAATATGACTGCTCAATATCCATCACTCAATCGTGGTGATTGGAAAACATTAGAGATGTTATCTCGTGAATTAGCACTTAAAGACGATTCAATTAAAATATGGTGTGGATCAGTAGGTGTAGCAAATAAAATAGGCACTACATCAGTACCAACTCAATGTTGGAAAGTAGTTTATGTTAAGAAGACAAAGGAATACATGGCATTTATATTTGATAACAATACAACTAAAGCGGACGGATTAAATAATAATAAGGTCGACTTAGCTAAAGTTGAAAAATTAACAGGATTTAAGTTTAAGTAATGTTCGTACCAAATCATCTCCACCTATTAGTAAAGGGCTATATTAATAACCCACCACAGTCAGAAGCAGTATTAAACCAATGGTTTAAAGAATTAGTAAATAAAGTCGGAATGGTAGTTGTAGCAGGACCTACCTCAGTATATGTTAGTGAGCCCGGAAACGAAGGTATAACAGGTACTGTAACGCTAGCTACATCACACGCCTCAATTCATGTTTGGGATGCAATTCATCCATCAATGTTCCAATTCGATTTATATAGTTGCTCCGATTTTACCCCTGAGCAAGTATTAAACCATATCAATGAACACTTCAATTTACAATCAGCAACATGGCAGTTCATAGACAGAAACAGCGATGAATTTAAGTTGATTGATAATGGTAAGTGGGTGGCAGAATAGAGATTGTATATTCATCTCAAATAAATAAAAATATGGCATTTCAAACTCGTGACGAAGCGCAAGACAAAGTAAGTAGAAAGTTAGACAGAGTATTAAATAAGAAAAAGAAACATGTGCCATTGAGCCAGGAGAGTTGGGATGATTTATTTAGAAGAGGTGCATCATTAGCAGAACAGGAAGAGTGGATAGTGCTAAGACGCAGACAAAAAGAACGAGACATAAATAACAAAGCATAATTTGAGGGGCAAAGCCCCTCACTTATATTCACGGCATAAATTAAAAGCCATGACAGCAGAATTACAAGTTAGATGTTTAGAAGTTGAGAATTGGACCCGTTCATTAACAATGAGAGGTATGGATAGAGAAGAGGTCGTATATCGAATTGATGAAATGTATGAGCCTGAATCATTAGATGAAATGGAAG